ATGAAGAACCCAACCCAGAGAATCACCCTGGCCATCCGGCGGCGAACGAAGCCGCCGCGCTACAACCTGATCGGTACAGTGAAGATCACGCCGGACGCGGAGGTCGCGCTCCGGAAGCTGAACGAACAAACCGGACTGCCGATGCGGCAGATCGCTTCGTCGCTCATCACACAGGCCGCTGCCTGCGTCGATATCATCGAAGCGGATTAGAGGAGGCGCGGCTTATGCTCAAACCGTGTCCGTGCTGTGGGGCAGAGGCGTCTTTGCGCCGAACCGTGCAGCGCGTGGCCTATGTTATGTGCTCAAGATGCCGGTTACAGACGCCATTTCTGCCAACGACTGAGGCGGCAGAGGCCGTCTGGAATCGGAGAACAACACCAAACCCCATATCACAAAAGGAGGAAACCCCATGAAGTACAAAATGAACCTGGGCGGCAGCACCCTGATCGTCGACGTGCCGCAGTCGCTGTCCGTTCTGCGAGAACTCGACCAGATGTTCTCGCGCGCTCAGGCCGCGGAATCCGCCGCGCACCGGCGACCGAAACCGCCGCGCTACGACTTGATCGGTGGAGTGAAGATCACACCGACCCCGCAGGAGACCAAAAAGCGCGCGCCGCAGCCTGTGATCGTCATCACCTCAGACGGCGTGACCACGACGGCGACCCGCCGCATCGGCAAGGTGATTCAGGTAACCGCTACCGCGAAATGCGGCCCCGGCGACCGCTTCGACTTTGACGAGGGCGCGCGCATCGCATTCGAGCGGCTCTGTGGCAGAGACCCGTTCCCGGAGAAGCCGGAGAGCACGGCGGCGCCGGAGGCCTACAACGGGCGCATGATTTGTGTGGAGTCTCCGTATCCGTGGTGGACGGTCGGCAAGATCTACGAGGTCGTGGACGGCCGCATCACGGCGAACGACGGCGATGTGTACCCCCCGCGGAGCAGAGCACCGTACCGCGACGCTGAGGACGCAAGACACGCAGGCGCGGCAGGAGGCACGGATGGCGATGCGCGCCACAACCGCCGGAATCTGTTCCTGCCGGTGGACAACGAAGGACGGCTGCTGGTATGAGCTCGGAATACTACACGGTTCCGGAGCTGGCAGCACGCTGGCGGTGCAGCGCCGATGTGGTGTATGACCTGCTGCGGCAGGGTAAGCTGCACGGCTTCAAGCTGGGCGCGTCATGGCGCATCACCGACGACGCCCGCATTCAGTACGAACAGACACCGACCCCGCAGGAGACCAATCTGCGTAGGCCGGTTCTGAAGATACAATAAGGAGGAAACTACATGAAAAACCGCGATGATCTCATCGCATGGGCGTGGTCAGAGCTCGACCGCGTGACCACTCAGGCGAGCCGGATCGACGACACGAGCTCGGAACGCTACGGCAAGGCGGTCGCTCTGGTCAACGACCTGCTGATCCTGACCTTCCCGCCGATGCCCTACGAACTCTCGCCGTGCGCTGCACCGACCACGACGCCCGACAAGGACGAGCCCAAACCCGGCGATGGCTCCGGTGCGGATACCGAGGAGCCGGAAGCACCTACCGAGACCACCAAGGCCGAGGAGCCGGAAGCGCCCGCGGAGACACCCACCTACACGCTGCCGCAGGTGCGCACAAAGCTGGCCGAGGCCAAGCGCAAGGGCATTGCGCTGCCGGAGCTGTTTCAGGAATTCGGCGCAAGCAGCATCATGAGTGTGCCGTCCACCGACTACGGTGCGCTGATGGCGCGAGTGGCTGAACTGCTGGAGAGCGTGGAGTAATGCGCGCACACGCGGTTTTATCCCCGTCCGCATCAAAGCGCTGGATGGCCTGCCCACCGAGCGCCCGACTGGAGGAGAAGCTGCGCGACCGCTTTGGCGAGCAGTCATCCCCGTTTGCGGCGGAGGGTACGAAAGCGCACGCCGTCGCGGAGCTGAAGCTGCTGCGCGAGAAGGGCCGGCTCGGGGATGCAGACGGAATCAATCAGTTCAACTATGACGCCCGCCTGAAAGCACTCGGCGACGTGAGCAAGGAGATGCACCAGGCGACCGACCTGTATGTGGACATCGTCATGGAGAAGCTGTTCGCCGCCAGACGCACCTGCCCGGACGCCAAGCTCTTCGTGGAGCAGCGGCTGGACATGGCGCGATGGGTTCCCGGCTGCTTCGGAACGAGCGATGCTGTGGTCGTGTCCGACGAGATCCTCGACGTGTGCGACTACAAAAACGGGTCCGGTGTGCGGGTCAACGCGCAGGAAAACCCGCAGGCTCGCTGCTATGGGTTGGGCGCGATCGACGCATTCGGCGATCTGTACGGATTCCAAACCGTGCGCAACACCATCATCCAGCCCATGCTTGACCACGTGACGGAGGAACAGCTCTCTCGCACGGAGCTGCTGGCATGGGCGGATACAGAGCTTGCTCCCAAGGCGCAGCTTGCATGGCGCGGGGAGGGAGACTTCTGCCCCGGAGAACACTGCCGCTTTTGCGCTGCGCGCGCGATTTGCTACGCCCGGGCAACGCAGGCGATGAAGCCGTTTCAAAACGGCATGGATGCTCCGGCAGTGCTGCCGGACTCCGAGATCCCGCAGATGCTCGCGATGGCGGACGACGCGATCACATGGCTGGGCGAGCTGAAGGCATACGCTCTGCGGCAGGCGCTCAAAGGACAGCGCTGGCCGGGGTACAAGCTGGTGCACGGGAAGCGCCCGCGGCGCGCATGGCGCAACGAGGAGTCTGCCCGCGAGCAGCTCATCCGCGCCGGGTACAAACCGGAGCAGTTCGAAGAGCACAAGCTCAAGAGCGCCGCTGCCGTGGAGAAACTCATCGGCAAGACAGCGTTCGACGTGCTGCTCAAAGACCAGACCGTTCAGGGCGAAGGCGCGCTGATCCTCGCCCCGGAAACGGACGGCCGTCCGGAGTATTCCACGGCCGACATTGACTTCCGCGACATGGAAAGTCCCAACAACTCAAATAACATTGAATGAAAAGGAGATCACACAATGGCTAAGTTTAACAAGAAGATCAAGGACACCAGCGTTCGTCTCGGCGAGGTTCGTTTCAGCTATACGGCAGTGTTCCAGCCGAAGAAAAACGACGACGGTACGCCCTCGAAGTACGGCGTGTGCATCATCATCCCGAAGGAGGACACCGAAACCGTGAACCTCGTGAAGGAAGCGATCGACGCCGCGAAGCAGCGCGGCAAGCTGGAGAAGTGGGGCGGCAAGATCCCGGCCAACGTCAAGAGCTGTCTGCGCGACGGCGACATCGACCGCGAGGACGACGAGGCCTTCGCCGGATGCTACTTCCTCAACGCCAGCAGCCGCAACAAGCCCGGCGTCAAGGTGCTGGAGGACGGTGTCGTATCCGATGCGCTGGACGAGGAGGACTTCTACTCCGGCTGCTATGGCGCAGTGACGCTCGACTTCTTCCCGTATGAGAGTTCCGGCAACAAAGGCGTCGGCGCAGGTCTGAACAACGTCATCAAGACGCGCGACGGCGATCGTCTGTCCGGCGGCCGCAGCGCTGATGAAGACTTCGCCGACCTCGGCACCTGCTGAGACCCATGCAGAGAACGCTCTCGATTGACCTCGAGACCTACTCCGAGATCGACATCGCAAAGTGCGGATCCTTCCGGTACATAGACGACGAGAGCTTTGAGATCCTGCTGCTGGGCTACGCCTTTGACGACGAGCCGGTAACGGTGATCGACCTCACGGCCGACGAGGAAGTCCCCGCGGATTTCCTCGCCGCGCTGTATGACCCGGAAGTGACAAAGACCGCATGGAACTGCGCGTTCGAGCGCTTCGGCCTGTGGAAACACTTCGGCCGATACTGCCCGCCGAAGCAATGGAGCGACACGATGATCCTCTCCGCCGTGTGCGGGCTGCCGCTGGGGCTCGGAGAGGCGGGCAAGGCGCTGCGGCTGGAGGCGGACGAGGCGAAAGACCGAGAGGGCAAGGCGCTGATCCGCTACTTCTGCTCACCCTGCCGACCGACAAAGGTCAACGGCGGGCGCACCCGCAACCTGCCGACGGACGCCCCGGACAAGTGGGCGCAGTTCATCGAATACAACCGGCAGGACGTCGTGGCCGAGCGGACGATCCGCAAACGGCTGCTGCGCTGGGAGCCGGACTCGCTGGAGCACCGATTCTGGTGTCTGGACGCCCGGATCAACGAGCTGGGGATGCGCGTCGACCGCGAGCTGGTACACAACGCGATCGCCATGGATGCACGCTACAAGGCCGAGCTGACCAAGCAGGCCGTCGCAATCAGCGGACTGGAAAACCCGAACTCAGTCGCGCAGATCAAGCAATGGCTGCTGGAGCAGGAGGGCATCGAGGTGCCGTCCCTGAACAAGAAGGTCGTGGCCGAGGTCGTGTCTCAGCTCAACGGCGAGCGCGCGAAGCAATTCATGGCGCTGCGCGCGAGGCTGGCAAAGTCCTCGACGAAGAAGTACGAGGCGATGGAGCGCTCCGCCTGCGCCGATGCACACATCAAGGGTTGCTTTCAATTCTACGGCGCAAACCGAACCGGGCGCTTCGCCGGGCGGCTGGTGCAGCTACAAAACCTGCCGCAGAACCACATGGAAGATCTGGCGGTTGCCCGGTCTCTGGTACGGGACAACGATTACGAGACGGTACGACTGCTATATGACAGCGTCTCCGATACCCTCTCCGAACTGATTCGTACTGCGCTCATACCAGAGCCCGGCCACCGCTTTATCGTAGCAGACTTCTCCGCCATTGAGGCGCGTGTGATCGCGTGGATCGCGGGGGAGCAATGGCGGCTCGATGTTTTCCGAAACGGCGGCGACATTTACTGCGCTTCCGCCTCGCAGATGTTCCACGTCCCGGTTGTCAAGCATGGCGAGAACGGCCACCTGCGGCAGAAGGGCAAGATCGCCGAGCTCGCACTCGGCTACGGCGGCGGCGCGAACGCGCTCAAGGCTTTCGGCGCGGACAAGATGGGCATGACCGAGGAAGAGATGGTAAACACCGTCGACCTCTGGCGGGAGGCGAGCCCGCGCGTATGCGCACTGTGGCGCGCGCTGGAGCGCGCCGCGATCCGCTGCGTGGTACACAAGACGCCGCAGGTATCTGCAATCGGCGGCATCCGCTTCGAGATGGAATGCGGCATCCTGTGGATGACGCTGCCGTCCGGACGGCGCATCGCCTACTACGGCGCTGAGTACGGCCCGAGCAGGTTTCACCGCGACCGGCGCGCGCTCAGCTATATGGGCGTCGACCAGAAGACAAAACGCTGGGGGCGCGTGGAGACATGGGGCGGTAAGCTCGCCGAGAATGTCACCCAAGCGACCGCGCGCGACTGCCTGCGCGACACGATGCTGGCGCTGGAAGATGCCGGGTACGACATCCGGGCGCACGTCCACGACGAGGTGATCATCTCCGAGCCGCGAGACGGGCGAACGGTGGAGGACGTGTCGGCCATCATGGGGCGCGAGCTCCCGTGGGCGTCCGGACTTCCACTGCGGGGTGACGGCTACGCCTGCGACTTCTACATGAAAGACTGAGGTATCTGTCATGAACGACTTTGACTACGACGCACTGCAAAAGAAACGCCTCGCTCGCAGCGACCGCTGCCGGAAGCGCAGCACACGCAAATGCACGCTGCCGAGCGACTACCTGACACCAAGTGAACGCAAACGGAGGAATGGTGAAATGAAGACCTACAACCTGTCGAAACCCATGACCTATGCTGAGTTTCTGACGATGCCGGACGACCTGCAAGCGCAGTATCTGCGCAGCCTGCGGTGGCGCTTCGGCGCATCGGACAAGCGCATCGCCGAGATGATGGGCGTGTCCCACCCGCTCATCAAAAAGCACCGGGATCGTCTGGGCATCCGGATCACGCCGGGAACACGCCTGCCGCAGACGGAGCTGAACAAAGAGGAGTGGACGGAGTGGGTCAACGGCGGGCAGGTCTCGATGACACCCCTCGCCGCACGACCCGAGGATGCATCTGAAACAGATGCCGACCCGGAAGGCGAGCAGGATCCCCCGAAGACCGAACCCGCGCCGGTACCCCAGCAGACCCCGATGGTAACGGGCGGGAGCTTCACGGCCACGGGTTCGGCAGGCGCGACGGCGCAGATGCTGGCGCACCTGTTCGAAGGCGATCCGCGCGAGGTGACATTCACCCTTACGTTTGCGTACACGGAGGTGTCACGGTGAGGCGCGCGGCGGGCAAGCGCAGGCTGGCGCTGGCGCTCTTGCTCTGGGCGATCGTGGTCACGCTCTGGGTGCGGTATATGCTGCCCGGCGAGAAAGCGGAGACGATGTACCTCGGCGCAGCGGTCTCGACCGTAAACGAGACGCCCCTTCCGGCGCAGACCCCGGCGGTGACACCGGAGCCTACGCCGACACCCCGGCATCCGGAGAGCGATGCGGTCTATCTGGCGCAATGCCTGTGGGGCGAAGCGCGGGGCATCCCGAGTCAAACGGAGAAGGCGGCGGTGTGCTGGTGCGTGCTCAATCGCGTAGACCACCCCGGCTTCCCGGACACCATCCACGGCGTGCTCTCCGCGCCCAATCAGTTTCTCGGCTTCTCCGAGCGTTTCCCGGTCGATCCTGAGCTGCTCGCACTGGCGCAGGACGTACTCGACCGCTGGCGCGCGGAGACCGCCGGGGCTGGCGATGTGGGCAGGGTGCTGCCGAAAGACTATCTGTGGTTCTCCGCCGACGGCCATGGCCACAACGCTTTCCGGGCGACGTTCCGGCAGAGCGCGGCATGGCAGTGGACGGCGGAGAGCCCGTACCCCACTTGAATACGAAAGGAGATCACACAATGCACAACCCCTTTGGAGACAGATCGGCCGCTGAGATTTGGGAGCTGGTGAAAGAATGGCTCTGGCGTATCTTCGCCCCGAGAGCGTATGCCGACCTCTGGCAGCGGTATCAGTACCTGCGCCGGGCAATGGACGAGCGCGACGAGGAGTATGAGACCGACATCACGGACGCCGACCTGCGCATCAAAGAGCTGGAGGCCCGCTGCGCCGCGCTGCAGGCGCTGAGGTTCACGGGCAACCTATGAACTACGAACCGAGACGGCACCAGAGGCTCGCAGAGGAATTCTGCATGACGCACAGCCACGCCGGGCTTCTGCTGGACATGGGGCTCGGCAAGACGGTCGTCACGCTGACGGTGCTGCACCGGCTGCTGTATGACGAGTTTGCGCTGAACAAAGCGCTGGTGATCGCCCCGAAGCGCGTGGCCGAGGACACATGGAGCCGCGAGGCGGAAAAGTGGGATCACCTGTCCGACCTGCGTGTGGTGAAGGTCCTCGGGTCAGCCAAGCAGCGTGAGGCCGCCCTCCGGCAGGACGGCGACGTGTACGTCATCAACCGGGAGAACGTCGTGTGGCTGGTCGAGACGCTCGGCAGCCACTGGCCGTTCGACGGGATTGTGATCGACGAGCTGTCGAGCTTTAAGTCCTCACGCTCCAAACGCTGGCGCGCGCTGCGGCGCGTGGTCGGATGCGCGAACTACGTCTACGGCCTGACCGGCACGCCTGCGCCCGGCGGCTACATCGACCTATGGCCGGAAATGTACCTGCTCGACCGGGGACAGCGCCTCGGGCGGACGCTGGGCGAGTACCGCAACACATACTTTAACCCCGGCGCACACAAGGGGCACATCGTCTACGAGTGGAGGCTCAAGCGAGGAGCAAAAGAACGCATCGACGCTAAGCTCGCAGACCTGTGCCTGTCCATGAGCAAGGAGGACTGGCTGGATCTGCCCGAGCGCACCTACAACACGATTCCCGTGGCGCTCACGGCCGGAGCGCGCAAGCTCTACGACCAATTTCAGCGCGAGAAGATCCTGCCGCTGCTGCGGCAGGATGACGGCCTGCATCTGGCCGGGAGCGACGACGCGGCGAACTGCGACTCGGCAGTCATCGGCGACATGGCGGCGCAGGTCTCCGGCAAGCTGCTTCAGATGGCGAACGGCGCCGTGTACGATGACGGCGGCGAGGTGTTTCACATCCACGACGCCAAGCTGGAGGCGCTCGAGGAGCTGGCGGACACAAACCCGGGGCAGCCTCTGCTCGTGTTCTACACCTACAAGCACGACCTGAGCCGCATTCAGGCCCGGTTTCCCGGGGCGGTACAGATACGAGACAGCGAGACGATCCGCGACTGGAACGCCGGGCGGATACCCATGCTGCTCTGTCACCCGGCCAGCGCCGGGCACGGGCTGAACCTGCAAGCGGGCGGGCACATCATCGTATGGTTTGGCCTGCCGTGGTCGCTGGAGCTCTACCAGCAGGCCAACGACCGCCTGCACCGCATGGGGCAGACGCAGGGCGTGATCGTGCACCATCTGGTCGCGCAGGGCACACTGGACGAGCGCGTCATGTCCGTGCTGGCCGGGAAGCAGGCAACACAAAAGAGCCTGCTTGATGCCCTGAAATCTTACGTTGAGGAGGAACTGGCATGATTACTACGAACACTACGCCAACCGGCGAGCCTGACCGCCGGATCATCGCCGTAGACTTCGACGGCTGCCTGTGCGACAGCCACTGGCCGGAGCTGGGCGAGCCGATCCCGGAGGTGCTGGCCGAGATCAAGCACCGGCAGAGAACCGGATGCCGCATCATCCTCTGGACATGCCGCTGTGGCGAGCAACTGGCCGCAGCCGTGGACTGGTGCGCCGCACATGGTCTGCACTTCGACGCGGTGAATGACAATCTGCCGGAGGTCAAGGCCGCGTATGGCTGCGAGTCGCGCAAGATCACGGCTGACGAATACTGGGACGACCGGGCTGTCCGGCGCGGACGCTGCCCGGGTGAACCGGCATGAACCGAGCGGACTACCAGAGCCTCCGGGACTTCCTCGGCAGCGTCCGGCACGCACGGCTGGAGCAGGAGCGCCTGACCGAGCGCGTGCTGGAGCTGGAGGCACAGTGCACCCGGCTGACGGCGCAGATGCGGCAGACGCCGGGCGGAGGGACGACCGACACGCAAATGCAGTGGGCCAGTCTGGCGGATGAACGCCGCCGCCTGACCAGACAGATGTATCGCGCGCAGCAGCAAGAGCGGGAGGTGCAAAACCTGATCGACCGGGTGCGGCCAGAGCTGTACCGGGACATCCTGACGCTGCGCTATATCGACCTGCGGAGCTGGCCGGAGACCGCTGAGATCATGGCAAGAACCGGAGGCCCGCAATCTGAACGACACCTACAACGCCTACACGGCGCGGCACTGCAAGCCGCGCAGAGACTGTGGGACGAAGAAATCTGAGAGGAGATAAAACTATGAACTCTGTACCGAACTTTACCCTGCGGCGCGACGCGGACGGCTATGTGCTGCACACCGATGACGGAAAAGACGGCTGCTTCCCGACGCTGGGCGCGGCGCTCGACAGTCTGAGAGCGCAGGGGTGTGTCGCCCCCGCCACCACGAGAGAGCAGGTGCTCTCGGCCGCGCGTACCTGCGTGTGCGGCGACCGCGAGCAGGACTACGGCTCACCGGAGAATAACTTCCGCACGATCGCGAGCCTCTGGAACAGCTATCTCTACGGCGCCGGGCTGATGGAGAACCCGACTCCGCATGTGTGGAAGGGGCTCAAGCCGAAAGACGTGGCGGCCATGCTGGCGCTGCTGAAGGTAGCCCGCATCGCGGGAAACCGACCGAAGCAGGACAACTGGATCGACCTCGCGGGCTATGCGGCCTGCGGCGCGGAACTGGAGCTGAGCGGCGATGCACGATAAGACAGAGCTGCTTGACGTCAAGGGAAGTTGGCGCGAGGTAGTGGACGACTGCCGCGCGACCGTGGGCAAGGAGAGTCTCGGCCACGAGCCGAGCTGGCAATTCAAGCGCTCAATCTTGATTGCCGAGCACAGTCCAATCCGCGACCTCCGCGTGCGCTGGCGCTGGCGCGACATTCCAAGCTGGGTTGCCACGCACTGGTCACGACACAAATGGGAGTGCTTCATCCGCACACAGCGAAGTGATCGCACAGGCGTCCCGCGCGGAAAGCTGCCGCAGGAAGCCCCCGTGACCTTTGTAGGCGAGGCCAACGCGCAGAATTTGATCGACACATGGCGCAAGCGGCTGTGCTATCAGGCAGCGACGGAGACCCGGAAATACGCCGAAGACTTCAAAATGGCGCTGCATCCGTTCGAGCCGGAACTGAGCGACGCGCTCGTGCCAAACTGTGTGTATCGCGGTGGCTGCCCGGAGCTGTCGACCTGCGGATTCTGGGAGCACTTTTGCCCGGCCGAAGGCACGATTCAAGACCGATACAACAAGTATAACGACCTGTTCTGGGCGCGGGCGGACACGGAGGTGGACGCATGAGAGACCTCGGCTTCGAGCCGCCGCTGGAGCAAAAGCCTGACCGGCCGCGGCTATGCCCGATGTGCGGGGAGGAGACGGAGAGCGTATACAAAGACCGCTGGGGGCGTATCGTCGGCTGCCCCGGCTGCGTAGAGGAGGTAGACGAATGGCCGGAATGACAGGTGACATCTACTTCCGGGGCGGCATCCCGCAGAGTCGATACTGCGGCGGCTGCGCGCACTATCAGCGGCTGGGTGCAAGTGACTCGCACAATGTCAGCGGGGCGCGGGTATGTCTGTACATACTGGACATGAACCACTCGCGCGGCTGTGCGGCCGGGCTCGGCTGCGAGCGCTGGATCAGCGAGGATGACTGGGCGAAGACCCCGATCGGGAGAACCGTGATACGCGAACGCAAACGGCGCGGCCACGGAAAAGGCGGCCGACGGAAGGAGGAGACAAAGGCATGACCATTCAGGAGATTTGCAGAAACGTGGAGGATCTGCTGCGTAACGACAAGGGCAGAACGAATTTCTCTCCGGCCGCACGTTACGCCGTCCGTATGCTGCTGGACTATGCCGAGCGAGCAAGTGCGCTTGAAGCCTCCGGGCAGGACAAGGACGAGCGGATCGCCGAGCAGGAGAAGCTGATCGCCGACCTGAACCAGCAGGTCAGCTTCCTGCGGATGACACTGTATGATGCGGGGTTGTGAGGATGAATAAAGACGTTTTGTTTTCCAGCAAGACTGATTTGTGGGAGACCCCACAGGACTTTTTTGACATGCTTGACGCGGAGTTCGGCTTTACGCTGGATGCCGCCGCAGACGCACAAAACCACAAATGTCCCTGTTACTACACGCGAGAGCAGGATGGACTGGAACAGCCCTGGCCGGGCACGGTGTGGTGCAACCCACCATACGGTCGGCAGATCGACAAGTGGGTGCAAAAGGCCAGCTACGAGAACGCCGTGAATAACAACACCATCGTCATGTTGCTGCCCGCACGGACGGACACGCGATGGTTCCACTCGTATATCTATAAGCAGCCGAACGTCGAGATACGGTTCATGCGCGGGCGACTGAAATTTGGCGGCAGCAAAAACAATGCGCCGTTCCCGAGCATGGTCGTGATCTTCAAACCAAAAGACGCGGAGGTGTAAGGATGGATGCTGTGAAATTTGTTGAGGAACGCAGAAGAATGTTTGCTGTGTCAGCGGGGGAGTATAGCTTGTTCGACATGAATACTCGCGCCGAGGACGTTGTAAAAGAGGTCGAGGAATGGTCTGCCGCACACCCGCGCAAGACACGGCAGAGCGTGTTTCTGGAGCAATATCCGGAGGCTCAGATAGATGATAACGACGTGTTGAGTGTATGCCCTGCAGTAATTTCACTTTCACACAGAAAGGATGGAGGCGGGTGTTTAAACATTCACAAGGTGTGCGCCAACTGCCGCCGCGAGTTCTGGATGCAGGAGGTGGAGTGATGGATCTGCTGTGTATACTTGCAATCTACATGGCCGCTTTGATCTGCATTGTGCTGACACTCTTTACGAGCGTGGTGCTGTACGAATTTCTCACGGCCGCCTACGATATGGTGAGCGACTGGGTACGGAATCTGAAATGGAAGCGTCGCAACGCCAGAAGGAGGAGAAAATGATCGAAAGAAAATACTACCTTGCGAAACCGAACCCGGTTGAGGCAATCCGCCTGACGCCCGATGTCGTGGCCTTGATCGCGGACACATCCGATGTGGCGCACGAACTGCTGTTGACCGGGCAGGTGCTCTATCAGGATGAAGACGATCGGATTTTCCAGATTCGGACGGGGGACTATCTCGTCAAGACTGGCGCGGATGCGTTCATTCCGATTCCGCCGGAGCTGTTCGAGCGGGCATACGACCGGCTGGAGCAGGAACCGGCGACCTGGGTCTGGGATAACGACGCAATCGACTGGAGCCTGGGCGCCTGGGTATGCAGCCGGTGCCACGGCCGCAACAACAACATCCACGCCGGGAGGCCCGGGTGCGATGACAGTATCAGCGCGAACCCCTATGCCTGGGCGGGCGCCCAATACTGCCCGCACTGTGGGGCGCCGATGCGTGAGCGGAAGGAGGAATAACCATGCCGAGACGAGCAAAGCCAGCGCCCTCCGGCCGGTCATGCAGAGAGTGTATCCATGAGGGAGCGTGCGTCATGCAATGCGGCGGAAACCCAATGGCGCCCAGCAACGCGACGCACTGCGCCTGCTATGAGAACCTGCATGGGAGCAACGCCTACTTTCTCGGCGTAATCGCCGGGCACAAGGAGGCCAAGGAGGCCATGCAAGAAGCAGGGCGATGGCTGAATACGAACTGAAACCATGCCCGTTTTGTGGGGGCAAAGCCCAAGTCCGTTATACGGGCTGTGGAAGTGGCAGCCATGGCTACACCTCCAATATCCTGATGAGAAGCAAGGCCGGGTTCGTCGTATGCCTGAAATGTGGAGGCCGGACATCAATTCATGGCAAAGTATCTCGCGCTATAAACAAGTGGAACAGGAGGTTGAGTGATGGAGAGACTGACGTTTGATGGCAATTTTTGCGACATCTCGCAGTGCCGTGAGCTGCCGTGCCAGTATAACACCGCTTGTACGCAACGACAGGTGTGGGAAAAGCTCAAAGCCTACGAGGACACGGGGCTGACGCCCAAACTTGCGCAAGAAACCGCAGAATTTGCAATATGGGTACACGAGAAGGGCCTTGGAAAGATTAAAGAATGGGTTAAGGCCGACAAGGAGGGACGGCTGGTGGTGCTGCCGGAAGGAGGAGAACGCAATGACTGACTACACAAAAATCGAAACAGCGATGGCGATTATATGTGATCTGTGCCAAGATTCATATCTGGACGATTTTTGCCCGGAAAAAGATAATTCGGGAAAATGTGGCCGGAGGAAGTATCTCGAAGAGGACGCCACCGACGTTGCGCCGGTGGTGCGTGGGCACTTTGTACATGACGGGCCGAGGTTTGTTGACGGCGTGGACTGGCGGCACTGCAGCATCTGCGGCGGGCAGTTACCTGTACACGAGAAGCGTTACAACGAGACGCGCTTTGGCTACTGCCCGTTTTGCGGCGCGAGGATGGATGAACCGGCCCCCTCTACAGAAAGCGAGGATAATCATGAATAACCATTCTTATGTTTACATCCCTGTTGATAAACTTGTGGAAATAATGCAAGAATCATGCCCACCCGGTATGTACTCTGGCCATAACAAATGTCTTATCGGTGAGGTAAAGGGATGCCGCAAATGTTGGCTCTCGTGGCTCAAGGACAGTGACAGCAATGGCTGAATACATCGAGCGGAAATTGCTGGGCCAAGCACTGACGATCGCCGCGGTAAATGACATGAACAAAAACCGCCGCACGTGGGCAAAGGCAATCTGCGTTTTGCATAATCTCCCGGCCGTCGACGTTGAAAAAATGTCAGACGGATACCACACTTTCGCAGACTTGTATGAACAAAGGCTCATTTTGTCTGCTGCTCTTGCCAAAAATAACCCGCATGCATGGAAAAGCAAGCGGCATGAGGACGACAGCGTTCCTTTCGGCGGGGGATGGTTCATCATGGGTTTTGACACCGACGAAGGATGTTACACATACCACTATGAGTTAAAAGACTGGGATCTGTTTCAGTGCGAGGAACTGGACAAAGGAAAGCCGTGGGACGGTCACACGTCAAAAGATGTCCGGAGATTGCTTTCAATTCCTGCTGCCGACGTTGCGCCGGTGGTGCATGGGCGAAAAATTAAAAACGGAAACATAGGGTGTTTTGGGTTGTGCTCTCTATGTAGTGAATGTTTGCCATATGGTGCAAACTACTGCCCTAGCTGCGGCGCGAGGATGGACGGTGGTGAAAATGGCTGAATACATCAAGCGAGAAGCGGCACTACATGAGATCGAACGGCGTAAAGCGCTTATGGTTGGAGACAAGCGCGTTTCTGTTGATGCGATGAAGTCTTTTATCAAAAATCGCCCAGCCGCCGATGTTGCGCCGGTGGTGCATGGGGTATGGATACCCGTGCATGAAAGTGAAATATCTGGATGGAATCCCGAAGTTGCAGGAATCGATCCGATTGATGGGTATATCTGCTCTGCGTGCAAAAATGAAGCCGTCTATGACTGCAACGATAAATTTGTTCTGTCAGACTACTGCCCGTGGTGCGGCGCGAGAATGGACGGTGATGATGATGGCTGAATACATTGAGCGGGATGCGGCGCTTGCAGCGGCCCATTTTGCGGCGCGAGGACGGACGGGGGCGCATGGGCGCTTGATTGACGCGGATGCCGTGCTGCGCAGCCTGCCGGACGATCTGCCGTACAAGGACAGTGTCCGGCGGGTGCTGATACAAGCGCCGACGGCGGACGCCGGGATGGAGCTTGAGTGCCAGCGCAAGACGATTGACACTTTGCTACAGCAACTGAGCTTTATGCAGGAGACGCTACAGGCCGCGGGGGTGTGGATGGCGCCGAGGTGCGACGACAGGAAGGATGTACACGATGCCGAACCGGAAGAATAGGCCGGTCGCTTTGCTCGATACAGATACCGACCGCACACGCTGGTGGGCGTGGTATGACTGCGACGCCCGATGCCCGTGGCTGGCGCCGAGCGGCTGCCGGGCGGATGCACTGGAGCTACCGCCCAGCGCGGCATACGGAACGAACTGCCATAGGCGGCAACGCCGGAGACGAAAGAAGGAGGACACACCGAATGCTTGAATTGACAGACACACAGTGGGCGGCGCTGCTAGATGGCGCCTGCCCGCCGTTTCAGGGACTGAACTCCCGACAAATCGACTGCGAGGAGGCGGGTAAGATCTACCCGAACACCGTCTGCGCGGAGTGCTGGGAGAAATGGCTGGAGATCACAAAGGAGGCGGAATGAATGGCGACCCTGTATGAAGACTGGCGGAACGTGAAGCGTGAGCTCGGCCGGATGGTCAACCGCATGGAAATCGGCGTTCGCGCGGCGGAATCCGTGGAGGATGTGCGGCAGCGGGAGTATGCACGCGGGCGACGAGATGGACAGGCGGAGGCCAAGCACGACTACTGCAACGGGTGCGGGAAGCAGGAATTCTATGATGCCTGCAACGGCCACTACCGACTGATCTGGACGCTCCTGTCACTGAACAGCGCCGACCGCGAGATCGTGCGCACCGTCGTGGAGCGGCTGGCAGCGGCGCGGGAGGAGGCGAGCACATGACCCCGGATGCAAAGCAGACGGGCCCGACCTGCCCCTACGCCGTGCAGAGCCGGACGGTCACGCAGACGCACTATGAGTATGACGAAAACGGCAACGCGGTGTTTACGCAGACCGTCGAGGTCATCACAACGGACTTCGTGCCCGGCACGCGGGAGCGCTGCGGGGCATGGTACGCCGAAGACCCGCGCGAGCTGCCGAGCGGAGGGTACTGCACCTATGGAGGAAACACATGAAGATTGCAACAGCCGGTAGCCGGACGAGCCGCCGGTGGAAAACGATAGACGTGAGCTGGGACTGGCTGCTCGAGCGGCTGCGCACACCCAAGCGCACGGGTGAAACGATGCGCGAATATCGGAGCATGAGCCGGGACGAGCAGAGCGCGCGTAAGGACGTGGGCGGGTTCGTCGGCGGAGCGTTGAGCGGCGGACGACGCACGGCCGCAGCAGTGACGGAACGGTGGCTGGTGACGCTCGACGCCGACGCCGCCAGCCCGGGGGACTGGGACAACTTCACGGCGCTGTGGGACTGCCGCGCGTGCCTGTACTCCACGCACTCACACACGCCCGAAGCGCCGCGCCTGCGCTGGGTCATTCCGCTGCGCAGGGCCGTGACCCCGGAGGAATACCCGGCCGTGGCGCGCAAGGTGGCCGAGTGGATCGACATCGAGCAGATGGATCCAACGACCTACCAGCCGGAACGGCTGATGTACTGGCCGAGCTGCCCGGAGGACGGGGAGTACGTGTTCCGCGAGCAGGATGGCCCGATCCTCGACCCCGACAGCGTGCTGGCAGAGTACGGGGCCGGAGGCGCATGGCGGGACGCGAGCCTGTGGCCGATCAGCGAGAAGGAGACGACCGTGGTGCTGCGCGAGGCCAAACGGCAGGGCGACCCGGAGACCAAGCCCGGTATCGTCGGCAAGTTCTGCCGGGCGTTCGACATCGACGCCGCCATCGAGCGCTTCCTGCCCGGCGTGTACATACCATGCGAGCTGCCGAGCGGGCAGCCGCGCTACACCTACGCGGCCGGGAGCAGCAGCGGCGGCGCGGTCGTGTACGAGAACGGCAAGTTCCTCTACTCCCACCACGCGACCGACCCGGCGGGCGGGATGCTGTGCAACGCCTTCGACCTCGTGCGCGTACATAAGTTCGGCGAGCTGGACGCCGACTGCCAGCAGCAGGAGATCACCCGCCGCCCGAGCTATCAGGCCATGTGCGCGTTCGTGACCGGAGACGAGGCCTGCCGCCGCGCCTTCCTCGCCGAGCACCTCGCCGAGGCAGACGCAGACTTCGCCGACATGGGCGAGGTGGCCGGACTGGACAAGCCGGACGTGGCGCAGGCAGGCACACCGGAGCAAACGGCCGCAGGCACGCAGGCGCCCGCGCAGGAGCAAACGCCGGACGACACATGGCTGGCGGAGCTGGGCGTGAACCGCAAGACCGGTGAGGCGGACTCCACGATTATGAACGCAGCGCTCATCCTGCGCAACGACCCGAGGCTGCGCGGCGCGTTCGCCATCAACCAGTTCTCGATACGGCCGGTCGTGCGGCGCGATCTGCCGTGGCGGCGGGCAAAAGACGGCGACCTGTGGGAGGATGCCGACGACGCGAACCTGCTGCTGTACATGGAGCAGACGTGGCGGCTCGTCGGGGAGAACAAGATCCGCAACGCCTGGACGGTCGTCGCAAACGAGAACGCCTACCACCCCGTGCGGGAATACCTCGACGGGCTGTGCTGGGACGGCACGGAGCGCCTCGACACCCTGCTCGTGCGCTACATGGGCGCGGAAGACACACCCTACACCCGCGCCGTCACGCGCAAGTGGATGACCGCCGCCGTCAAGCGCATGTATCAGCCGGGCTGCAAGTTCGACGCGATGCTGGTACTCGTCGGCGCACAGGGGATCGGCAAGTCCCGCCTCGCCGCGATCCTGTCGCGCGGATGGTTCACCGACAGCCTGACGTGCATGGACGGCAAGGAGGCGTATGAGGCCATCCGGGGCTCGTGGATCATCGAGGTCGCCGAGCTTGCGGCCGCGCGCAGGAGCGAGCAGGAGGCGCAGAAGAAGTTCATCTCCTCGCAGGTCGACACCTACCGCCCCGCCTACGGACGCAACGTCGTGTCGCTGCCGAGGCAGTGCGTGTTTTACGGCAGCACGAACGACATGGAGCCACTCAAGGACGACACGGGCGCGCGCCGGTACTGGCCGGTGCTGTGCGCGGGCGTCAACCACGGACAGCACATCGGTCTGGAGGAAGAGGTCGATCAGCTCTGGGCGGAGGCCGTCGTGCGCTACCGCGCGGGGGAGACCCTGTGGCTGGACGACCGCGCCGTCGCTGAGGAGGCGCAGGCCGCACAAGAGATGATGACCGTGCAGGACACCGCGCTCGGCGAGCTGATGGAATACCTCGACACGCGACTGCCGGATAACTGGGAGAGCCGCACGCCGGAGGAGCGCCGCGCCTATATCTGGGGCGACACGCTCGACGACCACGCGGCCGCGACGCACCTGCGCACCTGCGTGAGCGCCGTGGAGGTGCGCGTGGAGCTGCTCGGCGAACCGCGCGTGACCTTCAAGCGAGACCCGGTCAGCGCGGGGGTCCTGTCGGCGCTGAACCGCGCGCCCGGTTGGACGAAGGGCAAAAAGCGGATCCGAATCCGGGGCTACGGCGCGCAGTGGGTGTACTATCGCGACGGTTACGCGCCGGACGACGAGGACGGAACGGGCGAAATGTCCACGACCGGCGGACACTTTTCCGACTGAATCACCAGGCCGGGGAGGGCGAAACGCGTGCTGCGTGCCGCCCTCCTTGCGCGCGGGCGAGCAGGATTTTGGTAAGGGCGCTCTAACGTGTTTACAATTTGGACATATGTAAGAAGATGGTGTTAAAAAATGTTTACAAGTTTTTGCGGATTATTGGAACATTGGAACACTTTATTAGACATCTGGTCGCGTATCGTACACAGACGAATTATTGGAACACGGATTGTCACAGGATTGGAACGGGCTCAAAGCATTGGTATCTCTACGTTTTTTATTATTTGTTCCAATGTTCCAATAAAATAGCTAAAAAGACCTAAATGAAAAAAATAAAAAACGAGAAGATGAAAATAAAACAAAGCGCAATAAAGTTATAGAAAACTTCTCAAGAACACGTTTTCGGGACAGGGGGTGAGGAAGATGATTTTGGAGCGAGACGTGGAGTCCCGGCTCGGGAAATGTGTGCGGGACGCGGACGGCCTGTGCGTGAAGTTCGTGCCCGATGCGATGGCCGGAATGCCCGATCGGATTGTGATGCTGCCCGGCGGTGTGCTGGTGTGGGTCGAGCTCAAGCGCCCGAGTGGCGGCGTGCTCTCGGCCCGGCAGAAATATCGCCACGCGCAGTTGCGTCGCCTCGGCCAGCGTGTTGCCGTGTGTTGGTCAGATGCCGACGTGGATCGCCTGCTCGACGAGCTGACCTGCGGCCGCGCGTGAGTGCGCCTACGCCCCTGCGGCCGCGCGTGAGTGTGCATGCGCGCGAGCGGGCGTACCCGTGCCCCCGCGCGGGAGAAAAAGAAAACCGCCCTGCTCCGATCTGGTGCAGGGCGGTTCGGCGTTGTATGGGCGGGCGGTCAGTCGATGACGTACTCGACGCTCGCGCAGTCGGGGTCGTAGCGCATGGGCAATCCCGTGCCGGTAAAGGCCTGCGTTTCCGCAGAGGGCAGGCACAGGTCGGTCGAGATGTCGTACTGGTAGACGTGCCCATGCTCGTCGAGCAGGAAGTCCTCGCCCTCGAGGATCGCACCGTCCTTCGTTGTGACATAGGCGTCTGCGTCCTTGATCGCCAGCCACATGAGGCGGCGCTCGGTCGGGAGCAGGCAGGAGCTGCTTTTCGCTTTGCCCTTCTTGCCCTTTTTCTTGCCCTTCGCGGGCGCGTAGTCGCTCCAGTCATCCCATCCGCCCCACGAGTAGATCGGCGCGTAACGGCGGCCGTAGCCCTCGAAGCTGCGGTTGGAGTAGAACACGCCGTCGTGCTCGACGAAGTCGCCGGTCATGTACAGCTCGCCGTCGCCGGTGAGGAAGACCATGCGGCTGTGGATGGCGTTCTGGATCATGGTCATGGCGTCCGGGTTCTTCCAGAAGCCGGGCAGGGCGCGGCCGAGCGGGGCGAGCTGCGAGGCAATGTACTCCATCGTGTCGCTGGTCGTCTGGTCGCGCGGGGTGATGGGGATGACGCCGTTGTGCGCGATGCCCACGGTCGTGCTCGTGTGGGTCATGCGCAGGCGGGCGAGGGAATCCGTGAGCGGGAACGGGTGGCAGTTCTCCGGGCAGGTGCCGCCGTGCGTCGTGATGCGGAAGTGCAGGACGACGCCGGTCGCGGTCAGGTCGAGACTGCGCTCGAGCTTGTCCAGATGCGCTTCCAGCTCCGAGAGCTTCATGAAGCCCTTGTCGATGCGGACCTTGCCGTCCTGTGCGTACATGACGCCCGCGCCGTCCGGGTTGCCCGCCCACATGGTGCGGATGGTGTCGCGGGACGGCATTTTCACGCCCGCCGGTTTCGCTGCGATGATACACATTTTGTTGTCCTCCTGTGGTTTGGATTTTCGGGGTCTCCCTCGGTTAGGGCTTCCCACGACAGCGCCGGTGCGAGCGACGCTGTTTCGGCCGGTTGCCGTCCGGCTCTCGTCAGGTGGGTGGCCTGCTCGACGCGCGGTCATGCGCCGATCAGGTGAAGGATGCGCTCGATGATCTCCGGGGCCAGTATGATCCATAGAAAGCCCACGAGCAGGCGGATGTCGTCGCGCGTGAGGTGCTTCATGCGTCCACCTCCTCGCCGTGGGCGGGGTCGATAATGTAGCGGATCCAGGCCAGATCGTCGGCGGGGATGGGCTCGTAGAGCCAGCCGGTGCCGTAGGTGTAGGGCTTGCCGTTGTGCTCGACGGTGAGCAGACCCACCTCGCGCAGATGCTCACGCGCGGCCGGGTAGTCGTACCTGCGCCCGTCCAGCCAGCGTTTGACCTCGGCCTCCTGCTCGGGCGTTCCGGCGTGCATGTTGTTGAGGTGGTAGCTGCGCCAGAGGCGGACGATTTCGTGGAAAGCGTAGTCGGAGATAAACGGGATGAGCTCGTCGAAGCACTGGCCGCCGCAGACGATGTCCGTGCCGCGCGGGTTCCAGACGTTCGCGCAGGCCGCGAAGACCGCGCCCTGGTCGGTGTCCTCCAGGCGGAGCTCCACCTCGACGCGGCAGTCGTGCTGACCGTGGCCGTACCAGTCGATTTTGCCGAAGGAAATGGTTCTGTTCATGTGTGTGTGACCTCCTAGGTGTTGAGATTTTGCGGGTCTCCCGCGACAGCGCCGGGCAGCGCTGTTTCGGCTCGTGACCGGCGAGCCATCGTCAGGCGGGTGGGGTGGGGCGTGCTCAAATCGTGAGCCAGAAGTCGGCCCACTCGCGCACGTCGGTCGGGTCGAGCGGGCGCTCCTGCGCCTCGCAGCACGCGGCGATCCGGCGCAGCTCGTCGTCCGCGGGCAGGGCGCGCTCGGTGTCCGCGTACCAGTCCGCGAGCACGGCGGCGATGTTCTCCCGCGGCAGGAGCTCGATGTCCTCGTCCTCGTCGGCGTCGTCCTCGTCCTCGGGGTCATCGAGGGCGGCGCGGATGCTGTCGGCTAGATCGTCATTGAGACCCCAGCAGTCGAGCTCGTCGGCGTTGTCGTCGATGTACTCGACGATGTCGTCGATGTCGCCCGAGTAGTCGCCGTCGGACGAAACCGGGTCGCCAGTCCAGTCAAAACGGAAGTACGGGTCGCGCTCGTCAAAGTCGTCGTAGCGGGTCTGTCTGAGCAGGCGGTCGAGGCGGTCGGTGTCGAGTCCCTCGCCCCAGTTCGTGAGCCAGTCCGTGAGCTCGTCCATGGGCAGGAATTCCAGCTCGGTGAGCCCGCCGCTATAGCTGTTGATGCTGCTGACCAGCTCGCGCAGGTCGTCGTTGTCGCGCTCGGACAGAGCGCGGTAAATGCGTTCACGTTGTGTCATGGGTTGTTCTCCTCTCGTGTCGTGAGTCGGGTTGTGTGGGGTGGCTTCCCACGACGGCGCAGGCCTGCGCCGTTTCGGCCGGATGCCGTCCGGCTCTCGTCAGGTGGGTGGGGTGGGGCTTGCTTCAGGCGTGCGCCGGGCGGGCGATGCCGTCGACGCCGTAGAAATCGCTCGGGCGGTTGCTCGCGGGCAGCGTCTCGGGCACGTCCTCGGCCGCGAGCAGGTTGCGGGCGATCATGTAGTTCACGAGCTCCTTGTGGGGCTTGTACGCGGCCACGTCCGCCCATGTGCTCGCGGGGATGTCCGCCCAGTCGTGCGCCATGGCGTATTCGAACATGTTGCTCACGAGCTGGATCGCGGCGATGAGCGTGTCGCGCTTGAGCGTGCCGCGGAAAATGCGGATCTCGACGGTGGCGCTGTTCGTGACGTTCACGGCCGTGTAACGGTCGTTATGGTTGGAGCGATACACGGGGACACGGGCGGATGCCCAGCGCGCGAGCGCGTCGCTGCGCGCGTGGCGGATGTCGTCGGGCGTCACGCCCAGGCGGTCGATGGGCGCCCACTGCTCCAGGCAGGAGCGGCGGCGGCGTGAAAAGCGCGTGAGCTCGGCGGCGTAGAGCGCGAACAGTACTTGCACCTTGCGCGTCACGTCGTCGCGCTCGGCGTCCGTGCGGCCTAGCTGCGCGCGGCCGACATGGACGTGCAGGCCGGAGTTTGCGGCGTCGTGCGAGCGGAAGCCCGCCTTCTCGCAGGTGCGCTGAATCTGGCGCCAGTGCATGACGTACATGTGGTGAGCGAGCGTGCCGGGGTGGGAGACGATCTCGACACCGTTGGATAGACTGCCGTCGGACTTGCAGTAGGTGCGGCCGCCGGGGATCTCGTCGATGCGGTCGGACAGCGCGTAGGCGTCCATGCGGACGTTGCCGCCATCGTTGCGGGGCTCGCACTCGAGCTCGACGCCGAACGTCAGGTGCTCGCGGCTCTCGCGGTCGTTCTTGTAGCCGATTTCCGGCTCGGGCTTGTAGCTGTAATTGTGAATCATGGATTGTTCCCCTCTCGTGATGTGTGTTGGTTTGGTGTTCGCCGTGCACCCTCTGTGCTCGGCACGCTTGCATTAAAGCACTTTTCGTGCACCGCCGTCAAGCGAAAATGCACATTTTGTGCACTTTCGGCGTTGTGCACAAGAAAAGCGAGCACAAACTGTGCAACTTTTTTCGGCGATGTCGTGGTATGTCATGGCCGCGGTGTGGTAGACTGTAGACATGAAATTATACAGAGCGTAATCATGGCGATTACGGAGAGGATAGGGTGAAGCAGATGTTTGTCAAGGGTGACACGGCCGGGCGCGCGGAGGCCGGGCGCAAGGGCGCAGCGCGCAGCGCGGAGGTGCGCAGGCGCAAGCGGGCGCTGCGCGAGGCCGCGCAGGCGCTGCTCTGGCACGGGCTCACGGCCAACGAGGCCGACGCCGCCGAGCAGTTGCGCGCTATGGGCGTGGACGATCCCACGGGCGCGGATGCGGTCATGCTCGCGCAGTTCGTGCGGGCGTGCGCGGGCGACACGGACGCGGCGCGCTTCGTGCGCGACACGGCGGGCGAGCGTCCTGGCACGGAGGTCAATATCCGGGCGCTGGCCGAGCAGCCCGCCGCCGATCTGGACCTCGCGGCGCTGTCGGATGCCGAGCTCGCCGAGCTCGCCGAGGCAAAACAGGCGGCTGCGCTGCCGGAGCGTTGCACCGACGTTGCACCTGCCGCCGAGACGATGCCCGCAAAGCCTTGATGCAGCAGGGTTTTCTGTACCGTGGGGTGGTAGTCTCCGGAGCTAATGCCCCGTGTTGCTATCGCGTTCGCGTGGGTATGTGCACGGCCGCATGAGCGGGCGTAATGCCCGGCCGCATGAGCGGGCGGCGGGCGCGGGCATAATGCGCGGCGGGCGCGGGCGTTGAACGCTGGCGCTGCGCGCGGGGGGTACGCCCCTACGTGCGTGTGCGCATTGCACCCGACCCATGCGCGTGCGTCACGCAGCGCCCCCGGGGGTGTGCCCCCGGGCGGGGGTGGGGGGTCGTCTCGGAGGAGGGGTCCCCACGCGCGAAAATTTGAGGGTAAAAAAGCGTTTTACAAGAACTACCAATTCGCCAAAACGGAGGTGTGCGGCGCGACGATGAGTGACTTCGACATAATTCAGGCGGAACGCGCGGCACGCGAATTGGCTCGCAGACGTTACCGGAGCTATTTGCCGTATGTTCATGGGCCGACGTGGGTAAAGACGCGAATGAGCGAATTTCTGGCGGACCGGGTGCAGAGCTTCATCGAAGCGAAGACCGGGAACGCCTACGATATTCTGGTGATCGAAACACCTCCGCAGCACGGCAAGTCGCTGACGATTACGGAGTCGCTGCCGAGCTGGTATCTGGGGAAGTACCCGACCCGGCAAGTCATCTTGGCGAGCTACAACGACGATTTCGCCGAGCGCTTCTGCCGGAAGAACAAGACGAAAATTCGCCAATTCGGCGATAAGCTGTTTCAGATTCGGATCGGAGAGATCGACCGCGCAACGGAGATCGAGCTCGACAACCACAAGGGCCGCCTGATTAGCCGAGGCATCCGATCCGGCATCACCGGCAACCCGGGCGACCTGATTATCATCGACGACCCGATCAAGTCCCGCGAGGAGGCCGATTCGGATACGTGGCGCGACAAGGTGTGGGCGGAGTGGCAGAACTCCATTAAGTCCCGTTTGTCGGCCGGTGCGAAGGTCGTTGTGATCATGACGCCCTGGCACGAGGACGATTTGGCGGCGCGTATTTTGGCGACTGAGCCAAACGCGACACTGCTCAGGCTACCGGTAGAGGCAGAGGAAAACGACCCGCTCGGGCGAGAGCCGGGAGCGCCGCTGTGCCCGGAGCTGGGCAAGAACGCGACGTGGCTGGCGGATTTCAAAGCGAGTTATCTGGCCGACCCGAAGGGCGGCGTGCGTGCGTGGACGGCGCTGTATCAATGCAAGCCCCGTGTAGAGGGCGGCAACCTGATCCAGCGGTCGTGGTGGCAGTATTTCGATCCGAAGGACATCACGTACTTCGGCACGGAGCTCATCAGCGTGGACGCGACGTTCAAAGGCCTCGACACGAGCGACTTTGTGGCGATCACGGTGTGGGGCAAGCTCGGCGCGAACTACTATTTGCGCTACTGCCTGAACCGAAAGATGTCATTCACGGACACGCTTCAGGCGATTCGTCTGGTGCAGGGGCTGTACCCCGCGGCACGGCGGGTGCTGATCGAGGACAAGGCGAACGGTTCGGCGATCATTGATGTGCTGCAGCGCGAGATGTTCTGCATCCCGGTGAACCCGAAGGGCGGCAAGAAGGCGCGTGTGAATGCGGTGAGCCCGGCAATCGAGGCAGGACATGTGTTTTTGCCGATGGGGGCGCCTTGGCTGGATGAGTATATCGACCAGTGGAGCGCTTTCCCGGCCGGTGCGCACGACGACATGGTGGACAGCACGACGCAGGCATTGAGCTACATGGTGTATTCCTCCGGTGAGGCGACCCCGGCGCGACTGCCGGAAGAGGCGGAGGAGCAGCGGCGCGACGAGGAGTCCTTTTTGGATTCAGAGACGCTGTATGACGTGTACGGCGGCTACGAGTCGTGGTAACAGCAAGAGAATAAAAAAGCACCGACCCGGCGATTTGCTGGATCGGTGCTTTTGTTTGGCCATGTGGCCGAAAGGAGTATGGCTTTTGGTTTATATCATCTACGGTGCGGTTGGCGTTTTGCTCGGCCTGGCGATCTGTGCCGGGTGCGTATATCTCGGCTGGCGGGGGCACGCGAAGTTCGTGGAGCACACCCGCACGGCCGAGGCGAAGGAGCTCGGTGAACAGGAACGCGCGCGGCTGATTGAACAGCAGCAGGCGTTCCGATCCATGATGGATTACAGTACAGACGTCGCGTATGGCCTTGAGCCGGTAACGCCCGCCACGCAGGAGGAGTGATCGGCATGAGCGGTAAGGACAGCATTACACAGGCCTGGAGGTACTACGAGAACGGGCGGACATACAACAACAGTCTGTCCCCGAGCCAGTACGCGACGGTAAACACGAACATTGAATTCTTCATCGGAAATCAGTGGCGTAACCTGCCAAAAACGCGCGCTATGGCGTGCCTGCCGAAGCCGGTGTTCAACATCATCAAGCGCATTACGAGCCTGTTCGTGGCGTCTCTGACGGCCAGCGGTGTAGCGATCGTTTATGACCCGCTTCAGTATTACGACGGGACGAATTTGAGCGACCCGTCAACCGACGCTTCGGAGTACGCAACGGCGGAGGTTCGCAACCTGCTGGACAAGTTCAAGATGGAATACCGCATCCGTGAGGCGCTGTTTGACGGCGCGCAGACGGGTGATTACTGCGCACATTTCTACTGGGATCCGGACGCTGTGCCGTATGGCGGCGCGTTTGGCCCGTATCGTGGCGAGATTCAGATGGAGCTGGTGGACGGTATCAACGTTATGTTCGGCAATCCCAACACGCCGAATGTGGAAAAGCAGCCCTACATTCTGATTGTCGGCCGCGACACGGTGGCGTCCCTGCGAGAGGAGAAACGCCGCTATGACAAGCGCAACCCACAGAAAAAGCAGGGCGCGGAGGCCAGCATCCAGGGTGATACGGAGTATTTCGAGCAGGCCGGTGTCGGCGGCAAGCATGAGCTGATTCAGTCTGACGACGGCCACGACAAGTGCCTGTTCCTTTATATGTACACCAAAAAGACGCACGAGGAAGACGTGGTTGACCCCAAGACCGGCGAGCCGATGCGGGAGACTGTTCGAGACGCAAACGGAGATCCGGTGCCGGAGCGTGATGCGAAGGGTTTCCCGATTGTGGACGCGAACGGTCAGCCGGTATATAAGACCCGCACGATGCGGCGCTATGTTACGACCGTGCACGTTACGAAGGCAACGCGCAACTGCGTGATCTACGAGGATGTGGACACCGGGCTTTCCCGGTATCCGATCGCGTGGGGCAACTGGGAGCGGCAGAAAAACCAGTATCACGGCCGCGCGCTTGTGACCGGCATTATCCCAAACCAGATTTTCATCAACACCATGTTTGCGATGGTGATGCGCCATTTGCAGCTCATGGGATTCCCCAAGACCGTCTACAACCAGGATCTGATCGGCCAGTGGGACAACGAGATTGGGCAGGCAATCGGCGTGCGCGGGATGCAGCCGGGCCAGAACATCGGCCAGATTGCGACCACTCTGCAACCGGCCGACATGTCCAATCAGATCATTTATGCGATCGACAAGGCGATGGCGTACACCAAGGAGTGCCTGGGCGCGACGGACGTGCAGATGGGCGCTGTGAAGCCGGACAACACCTCCGCGCTGATGGTGCTCCAGTCCAATTCGGAGGTTCCGCTGGAGAACACGCGCGCCGGTATGTACGAGTGGATTTCGGACATCGGCGCGATCCTGCTGGATATGATGGGCACGTACTATGGCAAACGACCGTTGGTGCGAGACAAAGATTTTGACGAGCCGGTAACGGGCGCGGACGGTACGCCGATGATCGACCAGACGACCGGGCAGATGATTACGCAGAAGGTGACACGCCGCGTTGCGGAGGAATTTGACTTCTCACAGTTCAAGCACCTGTGGTTCAACATTCGCGCGAGTGTTGGCGCGACGACCTACTTCTCGGAGATCGCGATGGTGCAGACGCTGGATAACCTGCGTCGAGACGGCACGCTGGATGTGATCGCGTATCTGGAGCGCATACCGGATAAGCTGATTCCGAAAAAGCAGGAGCTGATTCAGGAGCTGAAGAGGCAAGCACTTGCCGCGCAGCAGGCGCCGGGCGCAGTCGCCGCATCGGCGGTAGCTCCGGTGACGATGGGCAGCGGGGCGGCGGATGCGCCGGGCGGCCCGTCGATGGGCGGGGCGCTGGACGCCGAGAAGACGATTCAGAACATGCCACAGAACATCCAGCAACGTTTCAGCGCGCTGCCGCAGAAGGCGCAGACCGCGCTGCTCAAGGTTCAGGGAGCGGAATAATCCGCCCCTGGGCCTTTTTTCTTGCTCACAAGCCGCGATGGCGGTTTGAGATAAATTCTTTCTCACCATGAAAGGAGACACACATGGATACCAACAACGAAGCGACGAGCACCTATCTGGACGAGGACACCCCGATTCTGCCGGACGGCTGGGCAGACGGGGACGACCTTTTCACGGATTCCGATGACGCGGCCGAAGTCGACACGGCAGCAGAACCGGGAGCCACAGATACGGGCGTTGCAGAGAACGCTGCGGATACGGACGGGCCCCCCACCACGGAGTCGGGAGAGGATGCAGCGCAGGACGCCGAGACAGACACCGAGACGACCGATACCACGGAGTCGGGTGCGAGTCAGGCGGAGGAGACGATGCTCCGGTTTAAGGCCCTTGTGGATCACGAGGACATTGACGTGGAGCTGAAAGAATCCGAGCTACCGACACTCTATCAGAAAGCCCGCGTTACGGACAGAGTTCAGCGGCGGCTGGCGGAAATGACGCCCACGGTCGAAACGGCCGCGCGCCTGGCCCGCCAGATGGGGTATGACTCTCCGCAGGACATGCTGAACGCCGCCGCGCAGAACTACCACGACTCCGAGATCGAGAAGCTGACGTCCGAGGGTGTGCATCCCGAGGTCGCCCGTGACATCGTGGAGCGCCGGATGCAGGACGCTGCGGTTCCGGTGCAGCGCGTGGAGAGCAGCGAGCCCGCCGCACAGGCGGAGACCGCGGCTCAGCGGGACTATCAGGCGGAAGTGGAGGAGCTCTTGCAGGCGAGGCCGCAGCTCCGGGGGCAAGCGCTTCCGGATGCAGTGTCCAGAGCCGCGGTGGAGGGCGATAAGCGCCTGCTGCTGGCGTATCTGGACTATGAGGCGCAGCAGGCACAAGCCGAAAATGAACGACTCCGTAAGGAGAATGAAATTTACAAACAGAACGCAGCTACGGCTGCGCGTTCACCGGTACGGGGCGTTTCTGGCGGAGGGGCAACAGACCTGAAGCCGAGCGACCCGTTTTTGGATGGCTTCAATTCCTCTGACTGGTGACGCGCAAATGCCGCGGCTGCGGAATCATGAAAGGATGAATGATTATGGTAGGCGGCAAGAATCTCGCCTCTAAGTATATCACTTCCGTCGACGAGCGCTTCTCGCGCGAGTCCCAGGCTATGCTGGCACTGAATAACGACTACGAGTTCACCGGTGTGGACACCGTGAAGGTGTACTCCATCCCGGTTGTCCCGATGACCGACTACAAGCGTACCGGCGCCAACCGATACGGCACCCCGAACGACCTGACCCGCAACGTGCAGTCGCTTCAGGTCAAGCGCGACCGCGCGTTCAGCTTCATCATCGACAAGGGCGACAAGATCCAGTCCGAGATGGTGTCTGACGCCGGTAAAGCGCTGGCACGTCAGCTCCGTGAGGTCTGCGTGCCGGAGTTCGACACCTACGTGTTTGCTACTCTGGCCGCTTCCGCGACCGCGCACGGCAACTACGCCACCACGGCGATCACGAAGACCAATGCTTATGAGCAGTTCCTCAACGGCATGGAGGCGCTCGGCAACGCCAACGTCCCGGATCAGGGCCGCGTGTGCTTCTGCTCCTACCGCTTTGCGAACCTGATCAAGCAGGACAGCGCTTTTATGCGCTACGGCGACGCCACCCAGGACATGCTCGTCAAGGGCGTCATCGGTGAGGTCGACGGCTGCAAGATCGTGAAGGTTCCGTCGAGCAGACTGCCTGCGGGCTGCGCGTTTATCATCACGCACCAGGTTGCTGCGACGGCGCCGAAGCAGCTCGAGGACTATAAGATCCACGACAACCCTCCCGGAATCTCCGGTTGGCTCTGCGAAGGCCGCATGATTTATGACTGCTTTGTCCTCAACGAGAAGGCCAAGGCCGTCTACTATCACGGCTCCCAGGCTGTGCTGAAGATCCTGAACGTGGGTACGGCCGCAACGGATACCGGCAAGACCACCATCCTGGTTGAGCCGGGCACGATGGAGGGCAGCAAGCGTTACTACATGACCGCAGCGAAGGCCTCTGCGCTGACGGCGGTTACTTACGGTACCGCAATCACGACCTCTGGTTGGACGGCCATGTCCGCGGCCACCGGCGTGGAGATCACTCCGACCTCCGGCCATACGGTCGTGCGTGTGGTTGAGGTTGACGCCGAAGGTAAGCCGATCGCTGTCGGTGACGCCATCATCAACCTCGGCTAAGACTGAGGAGGAGCCCTTTTCGGAGGGCTCCTTTTGTGTGCCGGGCCCCAGTGGGCGCAGAAGAGATGGGGGCTTTTCCTCCTTGCCTTTGTCCTGCGTGGCGGTGGAACTCCGCCGCCCGGTCAAGTTTTATTGGAAACGGGGAATGTGCTTATGACTTACGGCGAAATCCGAGATCGCGCGCTGAAGTTGGTCAACCAGTATTCGCTGGCCGGGGAGCAGATCGCGGAGAGCTACAACAACCAGGCGGACTATGTGATGCGCGTCCCCGAGCTTGTGGATGACGCCCAGATGATAATCGCCTCCGGGCCGCGGCCCATTCGGGCATCAAAGGTGCTGGAGCGCAGCCAGGCAAAGGACTACGGCGAATTGCTGGAGTACCGACTGCCGGTTGACCTCATGCAGATCGCACCCGGCGGCCTTTTGGTGCTGGACGGCGAACGGTTTTATTACGAGAGCGGGTACGTGCAGCCGGACGACAAGCGAATCTTGCTGCCGCGAAGCATTACAGGCACGATCCGACTGGAGTATTACCGCCGCCCCCGGCAGATTACGCCGGATCAGGAGGATGCGGACGAACTGGACAACAGCCCCTTGACGCACAACGCGATCCCTTACTACGTCGCGGCGCACCTGGTGCTGCAGGATGACGCCTTTGCGTACTCCGCGCTATACAACGAGTGGCAGAACCAGCTCAACGGCATGTACCAGCGCCCGCAGCCGCATCGTGGGCGGGTTCAGAACGCCTATGGGGACTTTTACAATGTGTGACCACGCGCGTGGTAGACAGGGTTAGAGAGGGGGCGCATTTTTATCGCACGCAGCTACTATGTGAATCTCAGCGACTTGCCGAATCCGAAGAAGGAATACACGCAGCGCTTTGAGAACTTGGCGGGTGGATTGAACCTGCGTGATTTGGATTATCTGCTGAAGCCGAACGAGAGTCCGGAGATGAAAAACCTGAACTGGCATGACGGCGTGCTCGCCTGCCGGGATGGTCAGACGCTTTTGTCAAAGTCTCGTGGGCAGGTGTATGCCTGCGCGGAAGAGCCGTTTCACGATCGGCTGGTGGTTCACTGCGGGGCCTCGCTCTATGCCGTGACCCCGAGCACCGGGTCGTGGATGCTTCTTTTGCAGAACGTTGCGCAGGAGCGCGGGACGTTTTTCCGATATAACGAGTTTTTGATGTACAAGAACCGGGGCGGCTACTACAAGATCGCGTATCGGGAATCCGGCGATGGCCTTTTCGCGGCGTCGATTTATTCGGACAAAAGCCGATCCGAGGCCTTTATCCCCGTGATTCAGCTAAATACGGACCCGAAGACCGGGGCGGGCGATCTGTACCAGCCGGAGAATCGGCTATCGGCCTATAAGAAGGTGCGCTTTAACGCCGCTGCGGGCGTGACCGAGTATCATCTCCCGGTACAGGCGATCGACGAGGTGCGTTCCGTTACGGTGTCGGGTGTACTGCAAGCGAAGGCGGCGTACACGGTAGACGCCGGGGCCGGGACAATTACCTTCGCCGAAGCGCCGACGGTATCGAACCCGCCGGAAAACAACACGGTGGAAATCTGCTATCGGAAGGAAAATCCGGACGCCTACAACAGCATCATGGACTGCGCGTATGCAACGGTTTACGGTGGAAACCGGGATCTCTGTGTGGTGCTGGGTGGGTGCCCGGCGCAGCCAAACGCTTACTTCTGGTCGGGAAACACGCAGCTTGCGATGGATCCGTCCTACTTCCCGATGAGCCACTACAACCTTGCGGGGGATGCAAGCGACGCCATCACCGGTTTCGGCAAGCAGCAGAACATGCTGATCGTACTCAAGGAGCATTCGGTTGGCCGTGCGACATACGGTACGGAGAAGATCAACGAGCGTGAGCAGATCACGATGAACTATACGCGCATCAATAGCCGCATCGGCTGCGACCTTCCGTGGACGATTCAGTTGGTGGAGAACAACCTGGTGTTTTGTAATCGCCGGGATGGGGTGCATTTGATCCGCGACAGCTCGGCCTCCTATGAGAACAACATCGTTTGCATCAGCCGGAAAGTGAACGGCGATACGTATCGCCACGGGCTGACGTGGGCGCTGCGGCAGGCGGATGCCGATCTGGTCTGTTCGGTGGATACCGACCGGAAATATCTCGTGGTGTATCAGGGAGAGGCCTATGAGTGGGATTACACGTTGAGCGAGTACCAGAACCCGACGTGGTTTTACCACACGAATTTGAAGGCCGTTTGTTTTGCGCACCTGAATGAGCAGCTCTGGGAGTTCAGCGCAAGGGCGTTGTACAGTTTTGAGCGCTCGTTTATGGACGACGGGGAGGCAATCGCAAAGGTGTACCGATTCCCAACGCAGCACTTTGGCTCTTACGACCGCTTGAAGACGGTGCGGAGCGTTGTGCTTTCTACGAGGGCGGACGCAAATACGCGCACGCGCATTACTTGGGGCTGTGACTACGGCACCCGGGAGGACGCGAGCCCAATCATCGCCGACGCCTATCGGCTGGTGCCGCGTGACCTGAGCCGCCGCGCGTTGGGCGGTGGCATGTACGCGCGGGTGGCGCGCCGCAAGCCGGGGTACCACAATATCCACCACTTCACAATGACCCTTTCTAATGACGACGTCGGTAAGGATCTTTCGATCGTATCGGCGCAAATTTTTTATGTTTTTTGCGGGAGGACACGTTGATGGAAATTCCAAAACTGAAATTCACGAAGCTGTGGACGAATCACGATGACTTCCCCACGGTGGAGACACGGGAGGAGGTCGTCCGCAGTGATATGCAGTTGCTGTTCAACGAGATCCGGGACTACATCAACACGACTCTGTCCGGGGTGGTGTCTACGATCGGCGATACGCTGACGGCGCTGCAAGGCAAAGCCGGGGCGGGTCGAATCGGCTTTACGAGGACGGCAGCGATCGACCGGGACAATGTGCAGGATGCGATTGAGCGCGTTCAGGAGCAGCTCGTAAATGTGTCCCAGGGCGGCATCGCTGATGGGGCTGTAACGTCGGAAAAGGTTGCAGCGGGCGCGATCGGTACCGCGGCAATCGCGGATGCGGCCGTTACCTATGACAAAATCAAGGACAAAGCGGTCGGTAGTGCAAAGATGGCGGATAATGCGGTGTCCGCGAAAAAGATTGCATCGGACGCCGTGCAGGAACGCCATATCTTCGACGGATCGGTAACGCAGAGTAAGCTCGCCGCGGAGAGCGTTTCGTCGGCGAAGCTCGCGCCCAACGCCGTGACAAACGAGAAGGTCGGGGATAAAGCGCTTGTTGAGTCGCTTCCGGTTACGGCCTCGTCTGACGTCGCAGAAAGCGCAGTGACGATGCAGAGCTGCAAATTTATGTACGCGAAGGCGCTGGGCGTGGTGCTGTTTCAGGTGGAGCTGCGCGGCCTGTCGTCGGCAGAAATCACGGACGGCGTATCGCTTACGCTGTCCGGCCTGAGTAAACCACCGCTTGCGATGGTGAGCTGCGCGGCGCGCGTGCAGTACGTGTCGACGCAGGGGTATGCCGAGTATACGACGGCTCCGGCGATGTTGGTACCGGATGGCTACCTGACGATTCGTTTCCCGTCTGGCGTGGTGGCAAACACGAATGACAGTATCATGCTTTCTGGCTGGTATTTCTGCTGATGAGGTGATGATATGGCAGTTGTAATCAAACAGGGTGACGCTTACGGCATTCCGCTGGAAATCCAGCTCAACGGTGAAACACTGAGCGATGCGGATGTAGAAAAGGTGGAAGTGTTCGTGGGCGAGGGTATCCGAAAACTGTACCCTGGGCAAATCACATATAGCTCCGAAATCTCGTGCTTTGTCGTCCCCGTAACGCAGGAAGAAACATTCACGCTCCCCGAAAACGAGAGAATTCGCGTAGACGTGCGTGTGCAGTTTCCGGGCGGCATGGTGCTCGGCGTGATCGACGAACTGAAAGCGAAGGTCGCGGATGCTATCAGCGAAGAGGTGCTGTAAATGCCCGCGATCGTACCGGCGGACGGCCGGTTTTCACTGACGGTTCGCCTCGGCGGTGCTTTGCTGCAAGGCCCGCCTGGGCCTCCCGGTGTCGGTGTGCCACCAGGTGGAACGACCGGGCAGACGCTGACAAAGCTGTCCGACAGTGACTATGACACGGGCTGGCTCACACCGGCCGGTGACGGCGGAAGCGGCGGAGGCACGGTGCAGAGCGTCAACTGGGTGCTGCCGGATAACGCCGGAAATGTGCAGCTTACGCCGAAAAACGTCGGCGCGGTGGACGAGGATGCAGAGCTGACGATCCTCGAGATCGTGGAAATGTGGAATAACGCTTAGGGGGAGAACTATGGCAGCAAAATATGCAGGGCAGAACGCCCTGAACAAGCTGATGCAGTTGGTGAAGACGGCGCTCAACAACAAGGCAGACAAGACGAACGCGACGACGAGTGCGGCGGGCCTGATGTCGGCGGCGGACAAGACGAAGCTCGACGGCATCGCGGCCGGTGGCGTGACCGTGGACACGGAGATGTCGAGCACATCTACCAACGCCGTGCAGAACAAGGTCGTGAAAAGCTACGTGGACACGAAGGTGTCCGGGCTACAGACGGCGTCGCAGGTGCAAGCGGCAATCAACAAAGCAATCGTCGGGGTGTACACGCCGCGCGGGTCGATCCAATTCGCAAATTTGCCACAGCCTCAAGAGGGGAATAAGGGTTATGTGTACAACGTTTTGGATGCGTTTACGACTACGGCGGCGTTTATTGAGGGCGCGGGGCACAGCTACGGCGCGGGCACAAACGTCGTGTGTGTGGACGCTGGCAGCGGCAGCTACAAGTGGGACGTGCTTGCAGGCATCATCGACCTGACGGAGCTGACTACGGACGAGGTGCAGACGCTCTGGGACTCCATCTGACGGGGGCAGACTTATGCAAACAAGCGGAAGTGCAGCGATTAAAAAGCTGATCCAGCTCGTCAAGGCGTCGCTGTCCGGCAAGATGGACAAGTCCGGCGGTACTTTTACGGGCAATGTCTCCGGCCAATGCTTTACCGGCACACGGCTGCAATCCACAGAGGCTACTGATCTGGGCAAAACGCCGGGAAAGATTGCAGTGCTGGATGACGCAGGCTGGGTGCACTACCGGACCCCGGCGGAGCTGCTGACTGACATCGGCGCAAGCGGCGGTGGCGGCGGCGTAGACTATGTAACCGAGCAAGGCTTGACCGGAAAGTGGATGTGGCGTAAATGGGCGTCCGGCATCGCCGAGATGTGGGCTACTTTCGACTCACCGTCGCTTGACATGACATCGCAGACATGGGGGCCGCTGTATACCGCATCGTGGATGGGCCTCGAGATAAACAAGAAAGCGCGTGAGTATCCGTTTGCTTTTCTAGAGAATCCAGTGGTGTCTGCGACGCCAACGGTTGGAAGTGGCAACATCTGGCTTGCCACGAACACCGAAAATGATATCGGCACAAGGTTGACGCACGCTCCGGCGTATCAGTGCGTGAGAGCATCCGACGTGGTCGTTAAAGCCCCACAGATCAGCTACTATGTCGTGGGGCGGTACAAGTAGGAGTGATGTTGAAAAATGGATCATGAACTGACAGCAAAATGGCATGCGCTGGACAAAGTGCGGGTTGGCCTGAAAGACGTCGCTGTTTTGCGCCCGAACCTTCGCGTGGCGGACGGCTACATCCAGTACAGCGCGGACGGCGGCAGCACGTGGACAAACCTCATCGCCGTGGCTGAACTTAAAGGCGGCAAGGGCGACCCCGGCGCAAAGGGCGATCCCGGCGATAAAGGCGACACAGGAGCGCCGGGTACGAAGGGCGACACGGGCGCAACCGGCCCGCAAGGCCCGAAAGGCGATCCGGGCGAAAAAGGCGGTCCCGGCGCAACAGGCCCGGCTGGCCCGCAAGGCCCGAAAGGCGATCCGGGCGAAAAAGGCGATCCCGGCGCAACAGGCCCAGCTGGCCCGCGAGGCCCAGTTGGCGCTCCGGGCAAGGACGGCGCACCCGGCAATGATGGCGCGGATGGAAAACCGGGGGCTGCTGGTGCGGACGGCGTTACGCCGCACATCGGCGACAATGGAAACTGGTATCTTGGCGGCACGGACACTGGCAAGCCATCGCGCGGAGCAACCGGTGCGAAGGGTGACGCAGGTGCAACCGGCCCTGCTGGCCCTGCTGGCCCGCAAGGCCATGCCGGGGCTCCCGGTAAGGACGGCGCGCCCGGCGCACCTGGCGCGCAGGGCGAGAAAGGCGAAAAAGGCGAAAAGGGCGACCCCGGCGCAAAGGGCGATCCCGGTAAGACCCCTGTCAGAGGCACGGACTATTGGACGGCAGCCGATAAGCAGGAGATTGTAAACAACGTGCTTGCGGCGCTCCCGGACGGCTCGGAGGTGAGCTACTGAGATGAAAAAGCTCTACGAAGAGGCGTCCGTACAGGACATTGCAGCAGCTATCCGCGAGAAAAACGGCACTGCAACGAAATACAAAGTCGCGGAGATGGGCGATGCGGTGCGCGGCATCACTGGCGCGGAGGAGGTCGCGTGGCATCAGTGCCCAGAGGCGGTGCGCAATTATCTGGCCAACGTGACCTATGACCCAAGCGACTACAGCACGTCGCAGATCGCAAAATACGCGCCCGCGACAGCAGTTATAAGCAATTACAAACCCATCGGAAAAACGGTTGGCGGCGTTACGTACTACAACGAAGTGCCAAATGTGCTTACGCCATTTGCCGGGGGCGACGCGGCCGGTACGCTCAAACCGCTGGACGCATTAAGATGGATTCGCACGCGGGACAGCTCCGCAGAAGCGTGGAACGTGCGTGACCTTGGCGGATGGGCCTGCGACGGCGGCACGGTAAAATACGGCCTACTGATTCGGGGCGGGCGCATCTCTGCCGCAGACCGGGCAGTGCTGGTTGGCCAGTTCGGTGTGCAGCATGAAATTGACCTTAGAGGCAAAGAGGGGCGCGACCCGTCCGACGGTGAGGTCGCAACGGAGTCCCCGCTTGGTAGCGATGTGTGGTTTACGATTGCCGACAAGGCGGCATCCTACGCACTGACGCCGGTTGCAACGTGGCAGCTCTATCTTCGCTGTGTGATTGACGCCGTAACGCATCGTGAGCCGGTATATTTTCACTGCACCGCAGGTGCGGACCGTACAGGCACGCTGGCCTGTGTGCTGGAGGGGCTGCTCGGCATGAGCCAGTCCGACATCGACAAAGACTACGAGCTGACTACCTTTTATTCCGGCTCCGGGACAGACGCGCTTGCCCGCCGCCGGAATGAAAGCGAATGGAAAAGACTGATTTCAGCGATCAATGCCGTTTCCGGCGACACGTTCCGTGATAAGTGTGTGCATTTTGCCGTGGGAACGTGTGGAATGTCAATGGCCGATATCAACGCTTACCGCGCGGCTATGACCAACGGGACTCCAGAGACGCTGCACTGGTATCAGACAATTACCAAAAATCTTACAGGCTGCACGATCAGCAACACGGCGTCACAAGTTGATTACGGCGAGGCGTACACAGCGGTTATCTCCGCAGGCAGCGGAAAGACACTCAACTCAGTAGTAATCAAAATGGGCGGCGTGGATATCACGGCCACGGTTTATTCGGCTGGCAGCGGTGCAATCAACATCGCTAAGGTGACTGGGGAAATTACAATCACTGCATCGGCCTCTGTACCGTCTGTGCTTTATAATGTCACGCGCAATCTCACCAACTGTGCGTCATCCAACGCTGCGGACACCATCGCCGAGGGTGCGGCCTATACCACGACGCTCTCCCCGACGGGAACTTTCAAGAAACTCGGTACAATCACCGTAACGCTGGGCGGTACGGACATTTCCGCGTCGGCGGTGTCCGGCAGCACGGTGACGATCCCCAGCGTAACGGGCAACATCGTGATTACCTGCGCGGCGGTCATAACGAACATTATCGACACTGTCGGAATTTCTGCGGACACGCGACTTAGCGCTGGTAGCGGCGCGAACAAACCGCAAACAGGTTGGGCAACAATCGGCGCAAATATGGACGCGCCGAGTCTTATTCACCTGCATTATGGAGATATTCTACGCATCAAGGGCGCGAGCCTCCCCGCTTCAAATGACGGGAAAAGCATAGCAGTGAGTTACAGCGAAACGGCAACGTTTAAAGTCGCGGGATATATATATAACGGATATAGTTGGAATACTCTCAAATTTACTACCGTCGGAGATATCGTCACTATAACAGGCCCCTCTGAGCATTATCTCCGGCTGAGCCTAATTTGCACTGATGCGTCGGCAGTTATCGCTACCATCAACGAACCGATCACGTAAAAGGAGGCACAAGATGGAATTTATTGCTTGCAACACGGCCAATTACCGCGCCGGGCGCACGCAGCCGGTGCGGTACATCGTGATGCACTACACGGCAAACAACGGTGACACCGCGCGCAACAACTGCGACTACTACCACCGCGTGGGCGGACTGCAGGCCAGCGCGCACTATTTTTGCGATGAGTATGGTGCGATGCAGTCCGTGCGCGAGGGCGACACGGCGTGGCACTGCGGCGCGCGGGCGTACTGGCACCCCGAGTGCCGCAATGCCAACAGCATCGGCATCGAGATGTGCAGCCGCAAGCGCGCCGACGGCAGCTACTACATCAAGCCGGAGACCGTGGCAAACGCCGCGGCGCTGGCGCGGGAGATCATGCAGCGCTATGGCATCGACACGGAGCACGTTGTGCGGCACTACGACGTGACGGGCAAGCGCTGCCCCATGCCGTGGGTGGATGACCCGGCGCAGTGGACGGCGTTTAAGGATATGCTGAAACAGAACGATAACGATGAGGAGGATGAAAACATGGTAAAGTACAAGACGATTGATGACGTCCCTGAATGGTACAGAAGTGAGGTTCAGGAATTGATGGATGCTGGCGCTCTGAAAGGCACTGGCAATGGAGCAATCGACATCTCTGAAGATGTCGTGCGCGGCGCGATTATCGGCATGCGCTACGTCGAAGCCAAAAACCCGCACTATCATTCTATCGACGATATGCCGGAATACTATCGCAAAGAGGCGCAGAAATTGGTTGACCGGGGCGCGCTTCGCGGTGTTGGCGGGGGCGACCTGAACGTCAGCGCGGACGCGCTGCGGTCTATGATTGTCTGTCAGCGGATGATCGACGAAAACAAGTGATGGAGGGGTAGTACATATGATGAACATTAACTGGAGAGTACGTATTCGCAACAAGAACTTCTGGCTGGCGTTGATCCCGGCGCTGCTTCTGCTGGTGCAGGTGGTGGCCGCCCCGTTCGGATACAAGTGGGATTTTGGTGTGCTGAATCAGCAGCTTGCAGCAATCATCAACGCAGTGTTCGCGCTGCTGTCCATCCTTGGCGTGGTGAACGACCCGACCACCGCCGGTACTGCGGATAGTGCTCGGGCAATGACTTACACCGAACCCAGACAGGATGATACCAGCCGATGAGCCTCTCAGTAGTAATTGCGCTGGGTGGCGTGATGCTCAGCATTATTGGCGCTACTTGGCGGCTGTGCGTGATCGTGACGCAGGCGACGGATGCGTTGAAGGCCTTGACTGAGCGCATACAGCACATGGACAACGACAACCTGCGAGATCATGCGGAGATGCGCAGGCAGCTCAACGGCCACGAGAGCCGCATTTCGAAACTCGAGCGACGAACATAAGGGAGTGATTGCGCGATATGGCACAGACGAATACGCCCGTCAGCGCGGAAGATCAGAAGAAAATCGACGCTTTCGGCGAGCAGTGGAAGGCGGCACAGGCAGCCGGAGATAAAGCAGGAATGGACGCTGCACACACGGGCGCGGAGAATATCCGCGCCCAGTATGGTTATTCCGGGGGCGGCGACGGGAGTGGGCGGTACCTGCTTGAAATGACGATTCCTACGGCCGGAGCGGGCGCTACGCAGGCGGGTATGGACTCGCAGACGACGCAGGAGCGTTCCGGGAAGATCTATCAGGTTCAGGCCAACGGTCGCGCACCGCAGGGGCTGGGTGTGGGCGATCAGGTCGTGACGGGGGGCGGCACATATTCCATCCTGTCTGTGAACCCGGACGGCACGTACAAAACCAAACTTGTAAATGCCGATCAGACCACGCAAAATTACACCGGAAGCTACAACACCACGACAACGCCGACCGGTCGTTACTACCGTGTCGGTGCGGATGGCAAGAGCCCGGACGGTTTGAAAGCCGGGGATCAGGTTGTAACCGGCGGCGGTACGTATTTGATCGACGGCTTCAATGCAGACGGCAGCTACCGGGCGACGCTGGTAAATAAGGCGCAGACAACGCAGACCTATCGGAAGCAGTACGATACACCGGGCGTGAATCTGAACAACCCGACCGATGATCTGAAGGCGATTCTCGATCAGTGGTTTGAGACGTCGAAGAACCAGAGCAACCAGCAGATCGACTATGCGACGGAGAAGGGCACGACCGAGCTGAACCGTGCGCTGGAGGACGCTGCGCCCCAGTTTCAGACACAGCGAAATCAGCTTGCGGCGAACGAAGCCCGAGCGCTGGATAACTCGGCTCTGTACGCGGAGGCGCGCGGCGACCGAGGCGGTATCGGCCAGGCGCAGTACAACGAGATCCAGTCGGCGGCTTTGCAGAACCGGCAGGCAATCAACGCCGCTCAGACGAAGCTCGCAACGGATACCGCTCGCCAGATTGCGGATCTGCGGGCGCAGGGTGAGTTCGAGAAGGCGGACAATCTCCTGAAGCTGACCCAGCAGAAGCTCAGTCAGCTTATGTCCCTGGAGCAGTGGGGTGCGCAGTATGCCATGAGCCAGGAGCAGATGCGGCAGTCACTGGAGCAGTGGCAGAAGGAGTACGACCTGAACAAGGCGAACGTGACCGGGTACTTCACGGATGGCACACCGACCCGAGCCGCCACGGAATCCGCGCGCGAGGCCGCGGCGGGTATCGCATCCGCGCTGTTGGAGGCGGGCATCATGCCGAACGATGAGCAGCTCAAGGCCCTCGGCATGACCTCTGGTCAGGCGCAAAGTTATATCACCGCGAAGCAGCTACAGACCGCTGCGAAATCGTCATCCGGCCGTGGCCGAAGCAGGGGTGGCGGCGGGGGCAGTACGTCCTCGAGTAGCTCACAGACGGCCAGCTCCGCGAAGGATTACACCGTAGATTCTAAGGGGAACGCCAGTGTGATTCCGGCGCGCAGCCTGAGTTGGAATCAGGATGAGGGTACGTTTGTCTGGAACGGCAAAACGTATTCAAAAGTGTCTGATCTGGTGAGTGCCTGGAATAGTGCGTCGCTGAGCGATGAGGATGAGGCGGTGCTGCGGCGTAAGTTTAAGTCACAGACCGGTGTTGATCTGAGCAAATATGGGTATTAAAGGAGTTTGGCATGGCCGATACGAAGAGAAAAAACAGATTCGGCAGCGGCAATGGCGGCGACATCTCTGCCGCCATCCGCCAGAACACCGAGGCGCAAAGCCGAGCGGCGCTGCAGAACGGTACGCTGCCGGTGTGGAAGGGCGCGTCGCCGAGTAAGAGCGGCACAAGCACGACTGCCGGAAAAGGCAATACCCTACCCGGCGCGACCGCTTTTCAGCCGAAGGAAAAAACGACGCTCGGCGATGTGCTGAGCAATCCGCTGTACTACGCGGAGAAGGCGGTTTCGGCGCCATTCAATGCGCTTCAGTCTGGCCTGAAAGATATGTTCGGCGGAACGAAGAAGCAGGAAAAGCGGCTGAGCGCGAACCAGCAGATGCAGGAGGCCGCGACGCCTAGTAAGGCCAAGCTCGCAGAGGGGACGATTGTCAAGGGCGCGGATCAGGCGGTGTCGGGCATTACGGCTACGCTGGACTGGCTGATCGGCAACCCGTTGAAGGCTCTAGGCTGGGAGTCAAACCCGATCTCAGAGTGGAACAAATACGCTCAGACGAACAAGGAAGCGAACGAGGTCTACTACGCGAAGAACCTGGCGAACGGTTCAAAGGCGCAGAAGATCGTGGACGAGTATGGCTCGGCGACGGTAGCGGCTATCCCCCAAGCAATCGTCGCCATGATGACCGCCGGGTCTTCTCTCGGTGCCCAGGGGGCGGGTGCACTCACCGCGGGCGGTACTCAGCTTGCCGGTACAGAAGCGGCCGCCGCGGCGAGCGCGGCGATGAATTCATCGAAAGTGGCGGGGGCCGCAAAGACTGTGCGCGACATCACGACCGCAATGGCGAAGGATAAGAACTACTGGGCGTCTTTTGCACAGGTCGCCGGTCAGGGCTATCAAGACGCGAAGGCCGATGGCGCCAGCGAGTGGGAGGCCAATATGTTCGCGTTGGCGAACGGCATTGGCAACGCTGCAATCGAAGTTGGCGGAGGTATCCAGACTCTGCCGGTGGAGCTTCGGGCGGGGAAAAAGGGCCTGCGCGCCTGGATTACCAGCGCCGCAGAGGAGGGCCAGGAAGAGGTCGTGCAGGGCGTTCTCGAGAGGGCGCTGCAAAATTTGGTCTATGACCGGGGCAACCCGATTGCATCCGTTTCGGATGAGAACGCCGTGCTGAACCCCGTTACGTCTGCAAAAGAGTTCGCGGGCGGCTTTGTTGTCGGCGGCGTTCTGGGTGGCGGGCAGACGCTCGCAAGCAAAGCCATGACCCCATCGGCCGAGCGTGGCAAGACGGCTGGCGTCCGTGGTGCGGTCGCGGGGCAGAGCGCGATTGACCGGCAGATCAATTACAGCTTGGTTGAGCTGGGCTTGAACTACGCCGAAGGCTCTAAGAGCCGAGCCATCGCTGAGGACATGGCGGCGAAGCTGGACGCGGCGGAGGACATGACCAAATCCGGCGTGACGGCGAAGGACTACGGCCGCCTGCTGCGGACGATGCAGTCCGAGCAGAGCGCACGGCCCGACCTGAGCCACAAGACGACGGCGCGCGTGGTGAATGATGACGGCAAGGTTGTTACTCAGATGAGCTCGGTCGCCGAGGCATTCCGCACGCATGGCGACACGGCACCGGTCGCGGTAGAAAAGGCGCAGATCCTTGAACGGATGATGTCCGGTGAGCAGGTCAGCAACAAGCAGCTCGAGCAGCTCGGGCTGCGCGACAAGAACACTCAGGCCGTCCTGACGCAGCTCACCGGTGTAGAGGTGCCGCAGAACGCGACGAACAGTCAGCTCCGCCAGGTGTTTCGTGCTGCGGCCGAGACCGCCGTGGAGGCGAAAAAGGCGGAGCAGGCGCTGGGACGTTCCGTTGCTCAGGCGCAGGTGGCCGTGGAAAAGGCACAGGCCGAAAACACTGCCCGCGCGGATGAAGCGGCGGCATCACTCATGAGCGATGCGCAAGAGCGCGTTGCGAAAGAAAGCACTGCGGGTACGAACACGGCCGCTGCGGCTGAGGCTGAAGCTGAGGCCGATCGCGGCGTCATGATTCGAGACGGACAGTATGTCAACCGGGAGGACTTCCGGGAGTACGTCGAGAACTACTTCCAGCAGCGTGGGCAGACGGTTACGCCCGGGCAGGTGGACACCCTGTACGACCGCATGAAGCAGTACAACGCCGACAACGGTCCGCTGGTTGCGCGTGAGGAGGCGAAGGCGGAGAACGCTTATTCGGTGGACGCCGGAACGGATGCCATGCCGATCCGCGAGCCGGGCAGCGCGACGAAGGAGCAGCAGTGGACGGCGCGGTATGTGCAGGACACGCTGAAAAACCTCGGCGTGAAAGAAGTCGTGTTTGACGGCGCGCATCTTGGCAGCGCCAATGCCATGATCGCTGACGGTACGATCTACCTCAACGAGAGCAAGCTGTCGACGCAGGGCATGATCGTCTGGGCGGTCGGCCACGAGCTGGTGCACCCGGGCGCCAATACGGATACGCAGCTTGTGGACACGATCATCGGGGCGTTCGACAAGCTGTCGATGAGCGGCGCGCTGACCGAAACGATGCAGTCGCAGGTGGACAATCTGGACGCACTCATCGCGGAAAAGGCGGACGTTTACAAGCGATACCTCGTGCAGGAGCGTGGCATGACGCAGGAGCAGGCCGATGCGATTGTGACTGAGGACTACGTGCGCGAGGAGATCGCGGCGGACTGGATGGGCGAGGTGTTCGCAAATCAGAACACGCTGGAGCGCCTGGCCGGTATCGAACCGAAGCTGGTGACGAAGGCACTGCGCGCGCTGGCGAAGATCCGCACGCGCGGGGAGACTGGCATCCTCAACGGCGGCAAGACGCTCACGGATGCAACGCGCCGAGTGAATGGGCTGGAGCAGAGGCTGAAATCTGCGCTCGAAAGGGCGGAGCGCTCCTCGCGCGCGTCCGCGCGGCCGAACCCGGAAAACATTGACACGTCAGGAAAAACTGCGTATAATGGGACTGCGGAAAACGCCACAGAGGCAGCAACGCAGAAGGCCGAGGCAAGCCCGCAAATGCAATCTGTGATTGATCGCCTAAATGCGGGTGAGGATGTGAGCCAGGAGGAGATCGACCGCATTCCGGAGGTAGCCGAAGTTCGTGCGCTGCCGAAGATGAATACCGCCGACATCCAGACGCCGGAGCGTCAGAAGCTCCGGTCGGAGGTGCTGGAACAGCTTTACCAGCGCGGCAGCTATTCCAGCGAGACGCACGACTACACCGGCGAGATCGCGCAGGAGCGGCGCGCCGATATCGTCATCGGTGCACCCGCGGCGGGTAAATCCTCCGTGCTGGTGGATCCGCTTTCCGAACAGCACAAGTCCCGCGTGATCGACAGCGATGACGCGAAGAAGCTGCTGCCGGAATACGACGAGGGCAAGGGCGCCGGTAACGTTCATCGTGAGAGCTCGATGATTCGCAATGACCTACTCGTGCGGGCAGTTGAAAACGGAGATAACCTCGTTTGGCCGACCGTCGGGGACAAGCTGGATAAGCTGCTGCGCGACATCCAGAATTTCCGCGACAACGGCTACTCGGTGTATCTGCACCTGAATGAACTGTCGGCGAGTAAGGCGACCGGTCGCGCACTGGGGCGCTACCTCTCGGAGGGGCGGTTTGTCGACCCGGAGGTCGTGCTGAAGGTTGGCGACAAGCCGACGCAGAACTATAATTACATTCGCCAGCAGGAGGGATTGATTGATGGATACTCGCACTACTCAAACGACGTCCCAAGAGGAGAAAAGCCAATCCTCTACGAAGCAGGAGACGCAGGGCGACCTCTGGAAGGAGATCGCGGAAGAGGGGTACGACAGCCTGGACGGGGCCTGGGAGACGCTCGCGCAGAGACGGAAGGCCCGCGAGACGGAAAGCGCTACAGCATCGACAGCGCCGATCATCGAGGACGGGAAGACGCTGGACGAACTGATCGCGCCGAACGACGCGCTGGGGCAGAGCTTGATGAAGCATCTGCGAGAGCGCGGGGCGACGGATCAGGAGATCTGGCAGTTCATGATCGAGAACTAACCGAGGCCGTTCGCCGTCGCGCGACAGACCGCGACGTACCGGATCTGGGGCTGCGAGAGACGGCGGACTACGAAGCCTTCTCGAAAGCGCTGGATGCGGCCCGTACAGCGAACCGCAATGGCGCGATGGTCGACCCGCAGAGCGTGGAGGAGTTGACCGAACACGGTGCAAAGGCCTTCCTGAATGCGGACGGTACCGCGGGCGTGGCGGTGGAGCGCGACGGCAACATCGTCGGCGTGTTCAAGAACCCAAGCAATCGCACACGCAAGGCGGCGCAGGATCTTCTGCTCAACGCGATCGCGGAGGGCGGCGACCACCTGGACTGCTATGTGCTTCAGCCGGAAGTGAGTCAATCCAACCTCGGCGACATCTATGCGCAGCTCGGCTTTGAGCCGGTCGCATACCTCCGATTCAACCGTGAGTATGCAAACCCGAGTTGGGACTATGACTCGTTCGGCGAGCCGGATGTGGTCATGTGGGTACACAACGGTGACTCTGTTGGGACAGTTGTCGAGCGTATTGGCGACTACCACTACTATACGCCGGAAGAAATCCGCGAGACGTGCAAAGAGTTTACCGACTATGATGAGGCCAAAGCATACCAGAAAGAACAGCTCGAAAAGAGAAAGACCGCACAGGCATCTGAGGACGCCGGTGCGGTTTCTATTTCGGGTGATCTCCGGTATTCGGTTGGTGACTTTTCCGAGCAGGTCGATAAGGCCCTGAATGGGGAGTGGAATCAGTATAACGCGCTGTATGTTGGCGAGACCTCTCCGCTGATGGAGAAGCTCGGCTTGAAACAGCTTCCGGTGCTGATGACGTCGAAACATTTGCGCGACATTGTCGCCGAGAAGCGGTCTGGAAACACTCGCTATCACGGGCTTACCGTAGACCAGGTGAAGTCGCTGGGCGGCATCCTGTCGGATCCCGCAATGGTGCTGGACTCGGCGCAGCGCAATGACGCCGTCGTGTTCGTGTCCGATCAGACCGACGCAGATGGGCTGCCGATCGTCGCGGCGATCCGCCCGAATGGCAGCGGCGTCTATGAGATGACCCGCCAGCCCGCGAACTTCCTGCTGAGCATGTACGGCCGCGAGAATTTTGACAAATTCATCGAGTCCGCTGCACGGGATGGGCGCATTCTCTACGTCAACAAAATAAAGAGCCAGTCGCTGCTTGGTGATCAAGGCGTACAATTCGCCACAGGCCTCAGCAACGCTGACTCTGATGGCATTGTACATCAGAGTAGCAACGCTGTCAATACGGAAACGCAGAAGCCGCCGACGAAGACTGGCGGCGAGCGTTACTCGGTGGACTCCGACACGCAGGCCGATCTGGATCATCTTTTCGACAGCGACGATTTTCAGTCCTTCTTCAACGACTTCTTTGCGGGCTACGGCGCCGCGGGCACCGGAGCAACAGCCGATCCGGCGCAGCGGGTGTCTCGCGTGCGGTCGAACACTCTGGAGCAGTCGCGCCGCGAATCGGCCGCGCGGATGCTCGGTGAGGAGCGCGGGAAAGCGATTGACCGCATCCTGACCATGGACGAGAAGAACATGGACGAGATGAGCCCAGACAAGTACACCTACGACGTGGAGACCGAAAAACAGAGCATGGCACGCGCAAAGGAGCGACTGGCGCAGGACTACGACGGGACGAAGGCCGAGCTGGAGAACGGCACATGGCGCTCCGGCGAAGACCTGGACGCCGCGATGGGCGTGCTCGCGTCGGAGCTTGCGGAGGCTCGCCGCACCGGCAACTATGACGAAGCCGTAGAGTGGGCGCACCTGATCCAGGAGCAGGGCACCGGCGCCGGTCAGTTCATTCATGCGTTCGCAAAGTATACCCGCAGCCCCGAGGGCGTGCTCGTCCGCGCGGCCGAAACTCTGGACGAAGCGGGCGTTGCGCCGAAGCAGCGCGATGAGCTCCTCGACCGAATTGCCGACTTCACAAAGACCCTCGGCGCGATCGAGACAGGGGATAAGAACGCCATGATTCAGCTCATCCTCGATCAGGCCGGGCAGCGCAACACGAAGGTCAGCAAAATCACACTGCGAAATCTGGGACTTCAAAAGTTCGAGTACCTGTATGATGCGGCGCTCAACCAGATGGACCAGATCGCAAAGGACTACGTCAAGCCGTCCGTCGGCAAAAAGATCAGCACCTACCAGACGATCGCGCACTTGCTGAACTTGCGCACCGGCCTTAGAAACATCGGCTCTAACCAGATCTTTGACCTTGTTGATTCCGCGGCGAACAATATCTCGCTGCTGCCGGATGTGATTTTTGGCGCATTTACTGGTCGGCGCACGGTTGGCTTTGAAAAGAGCTGGGCGTCGAAAGCAAAGCGCAGCGGAGCGCGGGAAGGCTTGCGGCGGTCGTGGATTGAGGCGTCGCTGGACATCGCGCCGGACGCCGCGAACAGCCGGGACAAATACGGCACCGCACGACGCACGTGGAAGATGACCGGCAACAAGGGCGCGCAGGCCATGTCGACGCTGGAGAAGGCGATGGGATTTGAGCTGAACGTTACGGACGAATTCCACAAGGGAAGCGTTACGGCAGAAACGCTTGAGAGCCTTGCCCGCGCGGTTGAGCGCGGCGACATCACGCAGGAAGAGGCCGAGATGTGGGCGCGCGAGGAAGCGCTGTATCGTTCGTTCCAGGACGATACGTTCGTGGGCATCTTCCTCGGAAACCTGAAGAATCTTTTCAACACGATTGGCGTTGGCAAAAGCGGAAAGAAGCTGGGCAAAGCCAACATCAAGGAATTCGGTCTGGGCGACCTTGTGCAGAAATACACGCAGGTGCCAGGCGCGCTGATTACCCGCACGCTTGAGTTCAGCCCGGTCGGCTATCTGAAAGCACTCTATAACACGGCGCAATTCGTTAAGGCCACGCGAACGGAAAAGGCGAAAATCTCCGCGGCGGAAGAAGCTCAAATGCTGGCTGACGAGGATGGCTCGCATAAGCAGAGAAACCGCCGTGCGCGCGAGGCCTTTCGCGCAAAGAATGCGGCCGAGGACGCGCGGGTTGAAGCGAACAAACGGCAGCGCGTGGCGGCACTCGCCTTCGGGCGGGCGATAACCGGCACGGGCCTGATTATGCTGTTTACGATGCTCACCGGGAAGGGTATCCTCCGCCGCGCGGACGACGAAGACGACGCCGATGCGAAGGCGCTGAAAGCCGCGGAGGGCATTTCCGGCACGCAGCTCAACCTGAGTGCTCTCGGCCGATGGATTGAGGGCGAGAGCCCGGAGTGGCAGACTGGCGACGACCTCATGTCCGTTGAATTCCTGGAGCCGCTGAACGCGCTGATGACCATCGGCGCACTGGTGGCGAAGGACAATGTCGACGCATCCTTCTGGGAGAAGGTCGGCAATTACGGCGGCGATTCGATGGAAGCGCTGTACCAGTCGATTCTGGAGATCCCGACGATGCAGACCATTCAGACCGTGCAGTCGACCGTGCAGTACCACGATGAGGACGGAGCGTTGCCGCTGTGGGCGGAAATTCCGTTCGAGGTCGCGCGGGGGAGCGTCACGGGGTTCATCCCCTCACCCATACGGCAAGCCGCACAGGCGAGCGATGAAGTGTATCGTGAGACGTATGGCGACAAGAACATCTGGAACCAGACGAAATCGTCGGTGCAGAACTCGATGCCAGGCGCAAGAAACCGGCTCGACCCGAAGCTGGATAATTTCGGTCAGGCGAAGAAGCTGGAGAGCACGACACGCAATGTGCTCAACGCCTTTGTGAATCCCGGCTCGCTGCGCACCTACCGGCAGTCGACCGTGTCCAAGGAGCTGGATCGCGTCTACGCGGCGACGGACGATGCGAACATCTACCCCGACCGGAACGCGCCGTACACGACGAGCTACACGAAAGACGGAAAGAAGAAGGACTTTGAACTGACCGCGGATGAGCGCCAGGCGTACCAGCGGTCGCGCGGGCAGACCACGTACCGTCTCATGCAGGACGTGATGAACGATCCCGTGTACAAGCACCTCTCGGCGGAAGATCGCGGCGAGGTGTTGACCCAGGTCAAGGGTTACTCGAACTACGTGGCGAAGAAGGAATTTCTTTCCGCGCACGGGGAGAGCTACTCGGACGATAAGTACGAGAAGTACAGCGCGGCCTTGCAGACCGGCATGACCCTGTCGCAATATCTCACTGCGAAGGACGCAGTGGATGAGGCGGAGGGCGTGATCGACCCGAAGACCGGAAAGACAAAGAGCGGGACGAAGATGGCCGACGCCATCGAGATCATCGACGGCTTTGATCTGACACCGGAGCAGAAGGACTTCATGCTGCGCAGCAAGTACCCGACCACTAAGAAGAAAGGCCCCTGGCGCTGAGAACGCAAACACCCGGTACGGCGATGAACCGTACCGGGTGTTTTTTTTGTTCAGTTCGGCCAAATGAGTTGGGCTATTTTGCGCTGTGATGTTGCGGCGGACGCTATATGTGGTGGCATGATGTTGCACCTGTGTTGCACCTGCGAAGCAAGAAACCATTGATATTCCTAAGAAAAACGAGCGTTTTGAGACAGACTCCGACTCTGTAGGCCAGCGGTTCGAATCCGCTCGGGCGTACCACAAAGGAAGCATCCGAACCGGATGCTTCCTTTTTCATATCGTGCATAATGGCAAGCGCCTCAGAGTTTGACTCTGAGGCGCTTGCGTATCTGGGATGCTGTAAGGGGGGA